GCAACCAATCGGTCAACGTTCAAACCAGGGTGATATGCCATCATCTCTTTCAAAAGCATTGGATCTGGTATGCGCTCCACACCATAGGTGGTTCTTACAATCGTACCATCCGCTTTTGTAGTAACATCAATCTCTTCTTTCAAATACTCAATAGCATAAGAAAGCAAATGACTCTTAAATAGGGTGCCCGTGTTTTTCCAACCGTATTCTTGGAACACGTTTGCATTTGAACCAATATCTTTCAAGAAAAGCATCTGGCTCTTGGGTACCAGATATCTCTGCTTACGTCTAGACATCATGTACTGCAAGAACAGAGATACGTTGTTTTCTACAACAGTCCATGCATTGTACCACTCAATAATCTTTTCTAATTGCTGGTGAGTTTTGTTTAGATCATCATATCTACCACACCAAGAGGCAACAATCTTATCCTGCTCAATAAAGCTGTCTATGCCGTTATCTGTCTCTCGGGTAACCTCCACTGGGTTCTTATACACAAAGATGCTACAGAGAGACTCTGAAGTGGTTGTTTTGCCCTCACCTACAGGGTCAACAGATGCATAGTATGTACCAAACCCTGCATTAGCCACTGGTCTTTCATAAACTACAAGTACCCCCGTCTTATCTTCTGTCTTTTTAGAAATAGGAAATTCACGAATCGGCAACTTTCTTGAGTCTTTTGCTACAATTTTTCCGTCTTCTCCGTATTCTAGTTCTAAAAATTCAAAAGGATACTCTTTTTCTTCAATTCTTTTCAATTGAGCAGAAACCAGATTTGTAGGAAATACAGATACTTTTCTGTAAGCAAATGCTTCTTGAATGTTTGTTGGCTTCTGAGAAATACGTAACTGATACTGCTCAGGTGGTAGATCTTTCTTCCACTTCTCTCTTTCTACTTCAATGGCCTCAAGAGCAGATTTAACAAGTGAGTTGCCCCACTCATCAATAAAAGGAGGCATGCTCCACTGCTCAGGAATAAAAAGGCCAGCAACCCCAATGGTACCTTGATCATCAATAAGATCAGTCTCAACAGCGTAGATATCATTTATCTCTGGATTTAAAATCATTTGTTTAAGAGGCTCACACTGATCAAGATCACCCACAGATCCAGCAGCAATGAAAGTACCAGTAGTAATAAACCCAGACTGAACAGCAGGGCGTATATACTCATATGTCTTATCCATCTTGGGAGCAATACCGGCTTCTTCATGAAAGAAATATGTTACAGGTCCACCTACACCAGTGGTAGCATCTTTTTCAAATGACATACCCTGGATCTTAGACATAAGACCCTTCTTACTAATTCTATTATTTATTCTGACTTCAATCTTCTGTTCCCAAAGAAGTACTTTATTTGGGTTACTTGGTCTATACCAAGCAGTGTGTTCATTTAGAAAGTTTGCATATTCATCAAGAAACTTCCAGGAACCTTTGTCGTTAATGTAATCTTTTAGACTTGCACCGATCTTACAGATAGAACCTTCTTCAAACCAGTACTGATTAATCAACTTACCCATATGAAAGTAAGATGATGCAATCTGACGTTTCTTTAGAATAGCAACGTGCTTGTAGGATACCTCTGCAAGTATCTCATACAATGCCATGTGGTACTGTGCATCACGAACTTTAGCAAATCCGTATCTCTTTTCTTCCTTGTCATAGATAGGAAGGAAGTTTAACCACATGTAGTAGTCTCTAGTAAGATACCAGGTTTGCTTTTTACCTATAACAATTACACCGTTTCTGCACTTTCTCTTCTCAAGATCCCAATAGTTTATAAAATCTTTAGATCTAAAGGGTGCGTCTGTATAATATCCTAACTTATTAAATCTTGTTGATTGCTCCTGAAATACTTCAGAAGTCTCATCAAACCCATACTGTCCCGGTTCTTTAAAAAGAGTCAGCAGAAAATCTCTGAAAGCTTCTCTTGTTTCAAAAGAAGTTTCAGTCCACTCACCATTTTTATATGTTGGAACAGTAATAAACATTAAACGATCTCTATGCCGTTTGAAATACCTTGTATAAGATCTTTAATCTTGGCTGATGACAAAGTCGGTATTGACTTTCTATCACTAAAGTAACTGTTTGCATCATCACGTCTAAAAGCATACCACAACTCTTCATAAGGATTGTAGTGAAACAGAATATCTTGGAAGTTCTCGTTCATGTTACAATTGGTCATAAGCAAGACCCTGTCCACCACGAACAGTAGTCTTTTGTTCATCTTTCAAATCACTGTATGCACCCTTAAACGAATTACGGATCTGCTCAAACTTAGCAGCTGCGTTAATCAAAGAGTTTATGTTACCGTCCCTACCGTGCTCAATATCAGTAGTTTCCATGTATCTAGCAAGTCTATCAAGCATAGATGCAATACCCTTATACGCACGGTATGTTGGTGTTTCATATAACTTTCTGCACAGATCCATTGCTTCAAGTATCTCAGGATCCTCCGTAGAGTAATCCATATTTACTTCTCTAAGGATAAGCTCTTCCTTCTCAGACTCTAGTACATTAAAGAATGGGTTAATGTCCGGATCTGGACACGTCATATAAAAGATGTACGTGTATACTTTTGGAGCATCCTCATCATAAGCAGTCATTATTTTCTTTAAACTTTCTAAAGTATAACAATGCTCAGAAGGAATAACCTTACCATTCTGTACGTCAAAGAGTCTTACTATCATTTGAATTTAGATTTATTATCCTGAAACCACTTGACTAATGCAAGGACTTCATTTTTAAGATATGGAATATCGTAGTATATAATGTCTTTAATAACAGGATCCCCATCAGTGTTTGTCTTTAGAATAGGGTATCCGTTTGGATCTTTACCCTCATCCTCAAACATAATATGCTGAATCATCAATGTGCCAGGCTTAAGCTTTGGATTGTGCTTAAGAATCATGTACATGTAGATGGAAAGCTGCAGATTATAGTGGTTTAGATTGCAGTCATCAAGATGGCTGACTGGGTGGTTCATCTTTTGAGACAAACCCTCCCAGTCTTTATAGCTCTCACTACGGATTTCTTTGTTGGTTTTGTAATCTGTAATGTGAACTACACCATCTATGACTTCTACAAGATCTGATTGACCGCAAATACCCAAGCTCTTCATATAAACAAAGTGCTCAGGATACATGCCATCTGTAAGACGTTGGTCTGGAGCAACCTTTAAACCAGAAGTATCAGCTTGAGGTTGCATAATAGGAATAACCTTACCGTGACGCTCAATACTATCTAAACCCAAAAGATCTTCCTCTCTTTGGTTGTGGTACCAGTTTCCAACAGTAATAGCTCTTTCCGATTCTGCCTTCCATACAGAAAGGATTTGATCCTTGGTCATTCCGTACCACTTGGATCTTTTGTTTTTAGAAGACTTCTCAGCAATCTTTTCAGCCTCAAAAGGTTGTTTAAGCTTACTAATCAATGATGTAACGCTCATCCAGCTGATATCTTCAGCAGGATCAACGCTAACATATTTATGATCTTCCGGTAAAAACTTAACGGCCATAATTTCTTAAATAAGTTTCTTCCTGCTTATCTGTAAAGTGGGCTTTCCACTTTCCGGCAGGGCACTCTGAACTTAAAGATCTAAGTTTAAGAGACAAAGAACAACCACATAATGAGCAGCAGGGTTGTGTTCCAGGAGCAATGCATTTATGAGACTCCATTGTTCTATTAGGACAAGTCGCACAGATAGAATGTCTTTTAGCATATACCTTCTCAGTTAGTTCAGTTTTAAAAATTTTGTATTTAAGACCTTCAAGAATTAGTCTCTTGTTCTTCCAGATCGTTTTTAGGTTCTCTATTAGCGTTTTTAATTTCATAGTGTTCGGATCTTTCAGTTCGTTCAGCTTCTAACTGTAGAATCAAAGCCTTCATTCTACTTACTCTTTTGGACAACTCATCAAATATTTGATAGTCTCTGTATCTGGTCATATTGAGCTTTCCAAGAATCTCCTGGTACTTCTCAATCTGCTTCTCCATTCTGTTATATCTGACCATGAATGTACCAAAATTTGCAATACTAACTCTAGGGTACTCAAGACTAGATATATCTTTTCTTGCCCTTAGCCAGAAGTAGTGCGTTAGATCTGATACAAGCTGCTCAGTAACACCCTCCGCTTGAGCCGTCTTCTTAATTGCTTGTTTAGGCTTTCTTGGGTTCAATATGAGCAAACTTATAGTCCAACAGAATGTTTCCTTCAGTTTGAATATTAATGTCAGGATGAACAGAAATCTTCTTTTTACTCTTACCCTTCTTAATAATCAAACCTTTCTTCTCTGCTTTTGATAAAGCATTTCTTGCACTTTGTGGAGACTTAAATACCCCTAAGTCTGTAATCTTATTACAAAACTCAGTAAGCTCAGCTTCTTGGTCTACACCAAGATGAGTTAGGCAATCTAAATCAGCACTGCTAACTGAAACATCATTCAAATAGCAATGCACCATGATCTGGAACTGTACAATGTTCCAGCGTGGTAGTACAACTTTCTTTGCTACTTGATTTACAATTGCCATCACTTCTCTCTTCTTAGAGTTCTTTTGATGGGTTGTTCAGTAGCATCGTCATCATCTTCCTCGGGCTCTGGTGCCATCATATTAGCCATAGTCACCTGAGCTTGGAGATTCTTCAAACGTGCAATTTCAATAGATGCACGAAGCTCTTCATACTTCAGCTGCTTCTCAAGATGAGGAATAACTTCATCATAGAAAGCATCAAGCTGAGCACGTTTTTCCTGCATTTGCTCCGGAGTCATTTCAGGAGTTTCGTAAGGTTGCTGATCTTCACTCATACTTTAAAGGTTTGTTGGTACACTATAAATATACATTAAAAGTTTAAACATTACAAATTTATATTTATATTTGATACTGCAAAACGCTTCTTCATGAACAAGATTTTTCTTATTGATATTGATGGTACTATCTGTGATGATATCAAGAACGAGGACAGTCATCTCTATCAAGAGTATGTATGGATTGACAACCGTAAGGTAAGAGCCATCACATACTTGGGCACTTGGTCTGAACTAAAAGAAGTAGACGCTAAAATCCAAACATTTGAACAATGAATAAACTAGATAAAGATTATCAGAACCTTTTATTTGACATCATTACAAACGGAATGGTCAAAAAGGACAGAACGGCCACGGGAACGCTTTCAGTATTTGGAAGACAGATTCGTCATAACATGCTTGATGGTTATCCTCTTCTTACCACTAAGAAGATGGCATTTAACGCTATAGTGGTTGAATTACTGTGGTTTCTCAGAGGTGACACCAATATCAAGTATCTGGTAGAGAATGGATGTAATATCTGGAACGGCGATGCCTTCAAAAATTATCTGTCTAAGACCAATGAGTACAAGGGTAACTGGCCAGATACTATGGAGGAGTACGTTGAACGCATTAAAACAGATGATGAGTTTGCTAAGAAGTGGGGTGAGCTAGGTCCTATCTACGGTAAACAATGGAGAGACTGGAGGACAGAAGTTGCAATACCTGTGACAGGGCTAACAATTAATGATGGAGATGATACTGAACCACTATTTGTTAGAGGTACAAGATACATTGATCAAATTCAGGATCTAATTCGTGATCTTAAAGCAAATCCAGACTCAAGAAGATTGATGGTTAATGCTTGGAATGTAGCTCAACTAGACCAGATGGTTCTACCCCCGTGTCATTATGGATTCCAAGTTTACACGTTTACTCTAAGTGAATCTCAGAGATTAGCTTGGTATGAAAGAAAGATGGATGGATTCTATCATGATAGGATCTCTCAAGAGATGGATGCAGTAGGTGTACCAACCCGTGGAATCAGTTTAATGTGGAATCAAAGAAGTGTTGATACCTTCTTAGGTCTACCATTTAATATCGCATCATATGGGTTGCTTTTAGAAATCCTTGCTAAGGAGGTAAGAATGATACCATATGAGCTGATAGGTAACCTGGGTGATACGCATCTCTACTTAAACCATCTGTACCAAGCAAAAGAGCAGATTGGTAGAGAGCCATATGAACTACCCACGATCCTCTTTAAAGATCATCTTGATGATCACGATAGCATCATTGATATTCTTCGTCCTGTAGACTTTGTTTTAGATAACTACCAATGTCACCCAGCAATCAAAGCACCCCTAAGCAACTAATGCAACTCATCACTACCCACCCAATTAAGAAATCAGATCTAGGGTTTCACGCTAATCTCTTTGGAGGTAAGCTTCTGGCTTGGTTAGATGCAGCTGCAGCGGCTTACGCTATGGAAGTCTGTAACAATCCCCGGATGGTTACTGTAATGATTGACAAATGCATCTTTAAGAAGCCTGCAAAAGAAGGTCAGCTGCTTAAGATCTACGGAAATGTCATGCATGTAGGTACAACCAGTATCACTTTGTACATGGAAGCTAGAGCTCACAACGTATATAGCGGCACACAAACGGTTGTTCTACACACTAACGTACGATTTGTCAGAATTGATGAGATGGGTGATCCTGTACCCATTGATGAGAAAGTAAGAATCCAATTCCAAAGAGATGAACCATCAGAATAACTGCGTGGTCTGCAAAGAACCACTACCCGTGTTGCTACCTAATCAATCAATCTGTATAAACTGCCTTACAAATGGAGCCAGACCTCTACGGTGAGTACTATGAATGGGACTACGAAGAAGAGTAAATTATTGTAAATATTTGCATAATTCAATTTTTTATTGTACATTTGTAATGTAATCAATAAAGAAAAGGATTATGACAAACCAAACCATAACCGTCGTAGAACCCAGTAGGGTTGTCTACACATCAATCACCCATCAGGGGGTTGTTTCAGTTGACGGTACTGATATGCACTATCGTTATGAAGACAGAGACGATGGTTGCACCCTTTATATCTACAAAGAACCAGGTGGCTGGGTGAGTGTGAATAAGTCAGAGATGACTCAGGAACAAAAAACCCTTTATGATGCTTGCCTGTCTTATGGTCCAGAAGAATTTGGACCTAAAGGTGAATCGTTTAACCTAAATGAAGATATGATATGAAAATCTCTGCAACCTTTAACGTAACCTTTCAGATCCTAGATAGAGATCTGTTTGAAGAACTAGACTCTAATGAGGATTCTTGGGTACAGTTTCTTACAACTGTAATGGATTCTGTACGAAATAGTGAGGATTGGACCAGACGGTTTGTTTCTACAGAGGGAGATGAGCTCTACTGGGACGATGATAATGAGATTGGTGAAGCTCAGGTAGACGTTACCATTGAGATTGACTTTAAAAATGATCTTGAGTGGTACACAAACTGGGTATCTGATATCAAAGATTCTTGGGATGTAGATTTACCAGAGGATCCTGCTGAGTTTGAATCAGTTCATTTCTTGAATCTGGTGATGCCTCCTAATAAAGACCCTTACAGACACTCAGGACCTTTTTGGTCTGTAGTAAAATGGGGCACATTGATCCCCCAATACAATGACGGTGACGGCTGCTTCTTAGAGTATGAAGGTGAAGAACAAGACCTCTACTTGGAGCATGTCCGTAACCTGCAAGATCGTATGTACTTCTCATACGGTCAATTCACAGATGTTCAAGGCAACACATTCAGTGTTACTGGAGACTCTGACCCTGAAAATTTCTTCGTTGAACTTGCTTAATACTAAACAAAATGGCATACATCCCTAAAAAAATCAGTCACAGTGAAAGAGTGGAACTTCTCAAGCAGGAGGTTCTCAGACTTACTAAGCTAGGATTAAACCCCCGGCACATTGCTACCAAGCTAGATATCCCCCCGTACTCAGTATACAACTACAAGACTATGCTGCAGAAAGAGGGTCATGATTTATCTGCAAAGGAAGAGATGTCTAGAGCTGACAAGATCGTCAAAACTAAAGTTCTCCAGTACTATGCGGATAGCAGAACTATCACAGAACAGGAAGACGTTGATCTTAGTGTAGAGGTAAAAGATACCACGGTATTCATTCCGCTTCTACCAGAAGAAAGAAAGAACGTTCTAGTATCATTCTCTGACGAAGGTATCCACGTATCATGGTAGGTCTAATCATTCTAGGATACCTACTCGGGATGGTAGTGTACCTAATAATCGCACATAAGACTACAGAAGTAACTGATCACGACAATGAGGGTATGGATGCACTCATGTGGCCGGCAGCTCTAATAGTTCTAGTACTCTTTGCTATCATTAATATTCCAGGCTACCTTAGTAAAGTAATACAAAAGTTAGTTAAGTGAGTAAGCACGGTAACCTACCATATCACATCTATGTAAACGTAGACAACAAGTTCTTGGGACCTAATATGCCGGAAGGTACTACTGCTGGTCTCTGGCATGGTGTATATGGTAGGGAATACCAACTCTTACTCGGACACGTTCTTCTAGAAAGTGGTGCACACTGGAGTGGACTACCCTTACATGCAATGTCAACTACTACAGACTTCTCGGTAGATCATGAAACACTCATGCCTTGGAAGGTAATGGGTGAAGACATGGACGTAGTACACTTCACTTACCTGGAGGGTCTACTAGTAGAGACAAAAGCCGGTAAGGGTAGACACACCGGAATCATCATTGATTGGAAAGACGGGTACTCCAAGTACCAACAAGAACATAAACCCCTTAACCTAGTAAACCTACACTCCGGTCAGTTTGCTCTTCAACCAAATAACTATTGCCGGTTCACGGATGCTCACTTCACTAAAGAAGAAGCTAAAGAGAACCTAAAGCACTACTTAAGAGGAGAAGACATCTACTGGGAGTAAACAATACCCCTAGCCCTGTCAAGAGTTAACCCTGGTAGAAATGCCGGGGTTTTCTTTTTACTGGAAAATTCTTCACACAAACCCTTACTTACTGGAAAATACTTTTTTGCTTATTGGAAAATACTTCATACAACCTCTGTACAAGAGGGTTCAGGTGTATAGATTTTTACATGTGTGGCATTATGATGGATCCCTAGCTAACAGCTCCCCCACTTAGTCATGGCGGGGATGGACCCCGCCATAAGTTTATCTCTTAATTTAAAAAACATGGCACAAGCAAAAATCATCAAACTGACAGAGAAATCAACACTGGTTTCTATCACACCCAATGGACGCCAATTTGGTTCCAAGCTAGCTTACATCAGACAAGCTGATGGTGACACTGTGGGCGCAACCATTGAAATTGCTGATGGATACACCTTCGTAGACTTTAAGGTCTGGAATCCTGACACTGACACTATGGAAGTAGTTACCACCAAAGATGGTGTTGTGTGTCAAACACTAGAGTGGGCGTAATGCCCACTTTTTTATTTTTCTTAACTAATTAAGACGGCCGACGAAGGAGGCCGTGTAAGTTATTAAAAGTAAAACACACACAAGTAAACGGTCATTATTGAAAGAAATGTAATTTCTCTCCGAGAGTCTTTGCATTTCTTTCAATGATCTTACTCATTCTTTGCATTTCTTTCAAAAAACATAACAATTCTTTGCAGATGCGTGAATGTGTTTAGGTGGGTAGGAATCATCTCCACTTATTACCACATTTACCCACTTGGTATTAAGTATATATAAATTTTCTGCGCAGCTTATGGCTACAATTATCAAACACACCTTAAACCCTCTTAATTATGCACATTAACGTCATTACACGTAACTGTGGTACCTTCTTCTATCCTAATGGATACGGTCTACATGTAAAGCACAATGGTTCTTCCTTTATTGCTACTATGCTGAAGGGTGTATCCGCTAACTATGTAATCTATCAATCCGAGAGTATTGGTAACATAGATACCCAAAGATTACAAGGCGTACATAAGTATGTTAAGTCTCTTCAGCCATGAGAACTATAGTCGGTCTTCTACTAAGACAGCTTACCCTTATGGTTCTTTCTTTCCTCTTTCTGTATTTCTTTGTTTTGTTCTTCGGAGCTAACCCGGATTACTTTGAGTGGTCATTAGAAAGTAAAGGAGTAATGGGTATATTCACTTTTACTCTCTCTGTTGCTCTTCATGCTTATTGGTATGATAGAGCATTTATGCTTCGGCAACAAAAATAACCAAGTATCTGGCCAGCGTACTTGTGTTATAGTATTTAGGATAGCTGGCCACCTTTAGGGTATTCCATTCCCTGACAAGCATGTGGGGCAAAGCATGGTCACTTCAGACTATGTATTGTGCAGGCGTTAAAATCATGCGTTTAACCGGTTACTGAACTAGACAGTATCCTGGTTATTCTATTTACACTAACAAACAAGAAACCCGAATCTTGTAACCTGATCAGTTACTATGACGGTCTAGAGATACAGCTCTAGTTTGAATTCAACAATCCTCTGTATAGGCGCCCTCAAATCACACTTAATTTAAAATTCTAAATCCTTATGACAAATAAAAAACGCTATGAACAAGAAGAAATACAAATGATTGTAAGTGATTACGATTATAGTATTAGTATGAACAAGAATGCTTTAATACTTGCGGGTTTATTAAACCGTAGTCCTAAAGCGGTCTTAGAAAAATTAGGAAAGCTAAAAAATAGTAATGTTCTTGTTTTTCCCTCAAAGGTTTCTAAAACTGTTTCCCTAACCCCTTCTCAAGATATCTCAGCCGAAAGCTTTATGACTACTGTTCTTAATCTTGCCTTAAGTCGCATTGATAAAGAAGAGAAGCAAAAGCTTATCCTGAAATTGATGTCTGAGATATGATCAACTATACGAGAAACCTTAGTTTCTCGGAGTCTAAAGACAAAGCACGGCAAGCTGTATTAGAGTTTTTACCCCATGATAGTAAAAATATAATCAGTTTGCCTGCTGAGTCTTTTATGTTTGAAGCTCAAGCTAAAATGAAAAACCCTGGTATCAACATCTACGGTTTTGAATTTAAACAGAGAATCATTAGTCGTAATAAGAAAGAGCGTTACTTTATCGCTCAAGAAATGCTTACTGATTACATACACGGTGATGTTCTTAAAGCTGATCTTTCTAATATAGACTTTGCTTGGCTAGACTTATGCTCCACTCCTAGTGTAGAAGTACAGTCTAGATTTATAACCCAAGCCCGAAGTGCAAAATCGGGCTCACGTATTGTTATTACCCTTACTCGTAAGATTCGATATATGAAAGAACAAAACAAGCCTCTTGCTACTATAGAACAGTTTGTTAAAGGAATTCATTATCTGACTAACGGTAAGATTGTAAAGCAATATGATTACACCAACGGCAGAAGTCCTATGACTATGCTGTTTATCCAATTCTAAGCCGCTGCAACGGATTCGTTTAGAGCATAGAGGGGAGGTTGCAGACTCCCCTTTTTTTCTTTTTATATTATGAGAATCAAAATAGATATCTTCGGAGCTTTCCTAATCTTATTGGCCGCAATCCTCATTTACTTTTGGGGAGCTACTACTGTTCACACCACACGTCCTAGAATTATTATTTATCAACCTGAGTTTAATCATGTCGTAAAGATGGATACCTGCCGTATCGTTGGAGATACTGCCGGCAATCCTCTTGCTATTTGGTATAATGATTTCATCTTTATGCCAGATACCGCCATGATGGAAGCTCTATAACTTGTTGCTGGACGGAGCATATGGTGTGACCCAAAGTTAGGGGTGCCGTCCCACCCTTAACTTTATCTTTTAAATCTTTACACCATGCAAGCACTTAGAATCAACTCTCACGGTACATCGTTTGACCTTAGAATTGAAAACGGTAAACCTTATTATCATATCAAAATTCAGTATCCTGATGCTAATGTTTTTATTGCCCAAGATGATAACGGTAAAGCACATATCACTATTTACTTCAAACAATTTTCTCGCAAAAAATACTTTGGACTACAAAAAGAGATACTAGAATATAAAAACAGAGAAGTATATACTAAGTATATTAATCCAGAACTAGAAGAGATTGATGCTCAACTGGATTATGCTGTTAACCGGCTGTATTCCGGTACTCAAGGTCGGCAATACCAATCTGGTAATAAGAAAAGAACAGTATTATACGGTACTATTGAATATAGTGTGGTTTTCACCTTTGATGATGACTACGATATAACTGCTAGTAAACTCATAGACGTTAAGAAATGTCTTACTCGTGCTATGAAGAAGTATCTTGATAGTCTTAAACCATTATCTAAGAGACAATACAAAGTCTATAGCGGTATCAGACTTCGTAATCATTATAGGAAAATTAAGTTTCTAAATATAAATCCTGGACTTAGAGGTCTTGGAACAAGTTTACCGTTCTAGTCTCGCGCGTATTATGCTAATCCATACTAGGAGTATATATCTCTCATATTCCTGGTATAGACATATCCTCTCCTTATATATTATATATTATATACTAATATACGCGCGCGTAATATACACACCAAAACAAAACAACATGGAAATTAATATCAAAGATGAAGATCTTAAGGGTATTGCTGAAAACTTACTTTCAGGCTCTGTAATGAACGATCGGATGGTTGACTGTATCCACGGTCTACTTTTAGATGATAGTTCAGCAGCGGCCAGAATTGTTAGCTCTATGCTTGGTTCTGTAGCAGACTTCAGTAAGGGTATGAAACTAGGTGATTCTGTATTGCTAGGTAAGGGTAAATATTTTATGAGTGATTATGATATAGATGCCTCTGTTGATGCGGCTTACTGTATTGTCAATAAAGATTCTAGCAGTTATACCACTGTTTATCTTATTGCCAGAATCGTTGAAATATTTAAATTTACTGAATCAAAGACTTTTAGAGTGAGCTACAAACTTGTTGACTCTAAAGGTGAGGTTAAAGATTTTGAAGAAACAGTTAGTTGTAACCACGTAAAACCTTTTATTCAAGATGGCGAAGATCAACAGATTCATGTACTCTGAATTCCTTGGCAACTATGTTGACGGTGAATTTGGTTCAACACCAGTAGGTAAAGCATTCCTCAAGCATTTTAATTATTTAGGTATTAATGATCAAGATCTTGAAGATGAAAGTATTTCTTCTGTAGCAATCCGTAAAATTTGGAACCGGTATGTTGTTGGCCCTAATGGTCAGCAAGTATGGGACGGTGAATCTTAATTAAAACTATTATGGAAAATTTTATTGAAGTTACTGAAGTACGTGAACCGATAGGTGTAGAGGATGCTATAAAGCATAGAACCCTTCTAAATGTAAATCAGATTGTAGCAATTCAATCCGTTGAACCTCATATTGCAAAGGCTTTAGGTTACAATACAATTATTGTAACTACCAAGAATAGCTACTGCGTATTTGAAACAATGGACCGTATTCAAAATCCTTTTAGTAGTTGGAGTTGATTACCCAAAACTGATTTGTTATATTTGGTACATGGAAGAGCAAACAGAAAAGCCGGAGACCAACACTGATGAAGGTGTTGGTTCCGACTTTATTTATATCTATTGGGGTTAGTCTCTACCTTTACGGAAGAACAACATGCTCATGAATAGACAAACTGTTACAACCTTGGACCCGGCATTTACCCAAATCGGCAAAGTCACCTGGCACAAATTGAACAGAAGAACATGCTGTCAGCAACAAGACAGCACCAAGGGCTATAAGTCTTTTCATAATTTAAGTTATTAATGTTACTACATTGTTAAATTATGAAAATTTTCTTAATTTCACACCATGAAAATAATTAAAGACGCAAACAACATGTCAGCTAAACAAATGGCTGACTACTGGAAGTCTAGACATGGTGCTGATGCTCTTGTTCAGTTCAGTCAAGTCTTAGTTTTTATGGAATCTTTAGGTAAAGCTACTCCTTACTTTTACAAAGTGAAGGCGTTATTATCTAAGTAAAAATCAAATGGTTCCATAGTTAAAGGGATATAACACTAGCCTTCTAAGCTTGTATTCCTGGTTCGAATCCAGGTGGAATCACTAAATACACACCAATGAAAAATTATTGTAAGGATTGTAAGAAGGTAACTCCTCACATTCCAAAACTCTCCGCTGTAATGGAGAACAAATTAGTTTGTGCAATTTGTAGAACATCTAATTATAGAGATCAATTTTATGAAGAACCAGCAAAATGAGCGCATCGGCTATGTAGAATGGATGATGAAGATTAAAAGTGTCTATCAGTATCCTTCACACATTGCCAGAGGCATAGATCATTTAGTAAACTCAGAACCCGTAACATTACCTGAAGGCGTAAAGAAACCAAAATAATGACACCAGAAGACTATCAAAAACATTTAACCGTTGTAAAGCTCGTAGTAACTTCTCAAGTTCTTGTTGAGCTTATTGATGATCTTAAGGGTACTAAGTCTTATCGTCAAGATATCAAGTATCATGCAAACAACTTGTCAAGTTTACTTGAGAAAACCCTCACTCATTCCTACAGTCATATCCAAGATCCAGAATCTGAAGATGTGTATGTAACTATTGAGAGAGGTTTCCGGAAGTTACTTGATACAACAGTAGAACAATTACATGATATTGGAGAAGTACCGCATTCAGTATGAGAGATATAATACAGATCAAGGTAAATCTTGTTGGGAGCTGATAACCAAAGAGTTTGACTCCAAGAAAGAAAGAGATCTGTTTATACGTCGTATTAGTCAAAATATAATTGTAAGAAGGGTGTGGGCTATATAGTCTACACCTTTTTTGTTTAAATTCACACCAAATAAACTTTTAAGATGAAAAAGAAGTATAGTTTCAGGTTTATTAGTATGTGGTCTCAGGTTTACCTGCTGCCAACTATTAATGTAACCTATGATAAATATCTCTTTGGTTACCGGAACATTGAGTTCTGGTGGTGGAAGTGGGGTGTAGAATTTCTACTTGATGATGACAAGTTTGGTAGAGTATAAAGTGCACTCCATTGCACATTATGCTTCATTCTTGTCTTATAAGTAGAATATTGTAATTAAAAGTGCGACATGCTGCACTATTGATTGCATTATATTTTGCCAAAAGTCTAAATAATATAGAGTTTTGGCAGATTATAAAACCAACTAGAAATGAAACGACTAACAAGAGAGCAAAAGAAAGAGAAGGCAATCGTTGACATCATCAATAAGATGTTTGAGATTGCTGGACACGACGTAACCTACAACGACATCGTTGGCGTAGACGAGTGGTGGCAGAAGTACACTATGACTGTTGCGCAGGGCGAACAACTTGAGGAGTGGGGTAAGAAATACCTTATGAGAGAACTTAAGTTGCGTGCAGTCTATGCAGAGAAGGAGATGCAGTGGTTCAGTGTAATGTGGGGGCTGAAGTATTCAGACTTTGACGAACACATTAAGAGTAAATTAAAATGAAAATAACACTTTGTCCATACGTACACCATTGTGGAGATGAATGTTGCTACACCACTGGGTATGATGTGTGGGTAGATGGTAAGAGAATAGGATTTACCACTGGAGAAGATGCCCAAGAGTTAGCAGAACTATTAAACGAAACCTTTAACACCAACGAGAAATGAAACAAGAAGAAACAAGCAACGATATGTGCGAATGCAAAGCCCCACAACCACAAATCAAAGTCAGTGAAAATGGAACATATGCTTACTGCACAAAATGTATAAGAACAATTAACGTCAACGAGAAATGAAAAGAACACTAATCATTTACAACACAAAAGAGACTACACAAGAAGAAGCAGCACACCTTCTTGATATCCTTAACTGCGATGATTCTATGATATGGGATAATGCAGATAGATGCGGAGTAGAAATTATTGAAGTACCAACAGATAAAACAGAAGAGAAATGAAACAGACAGCAGTAGAGTGGCAACACATTGAGTTATCAAAATTTCTTTATGGAAAATCAGAATTTACAGACGCAAATGATATTCTAATTAAAGCCAAAGAAATGGAGAAGGAGCAAATGATTGATTGGTATGCTACTGGGCAGGCAGATACAGTAAATATGTATGAGCAACACCTCAAAAAAAACTCTAACACCAATGGCTGACATCACTAAATGTAGTGGCGCAGATTGCGACCTCAAGATGACCTGCTACCGATACACAGCTACCGCTGGGTGGCACCAATCCTATTTTATGAACCCACCTATCAAAGATGGAGAGTGCGAATACTATTGGAATACTAACACCAACGAGAAATGAAACAAGAAGAATTTACTGTTACTAACTACACAGAGCACTGCCCACATTGCAATAGTGAAGACATTACAATGACAGGCGACCCTGAATACAATGATGAATGGGAGTGTGATGATTGCAAAAAGCAGTTTGGTTGGTTTATAACGAAAGAGAAATGAGTAGTATTTACAATCTTGATTTACATGATATGGTTACTATACACAGAATTAGAACTCAAGTAATTCGTGTGCATGGTGGCTGGATTTATATCTGTGGTGACAATCCACCAGTATTTGTTCCGCTTGTAATGGTAAAAATCAAAAAGAAAAAGAAATGAATAGAGAGAGTAAATTTTATAGAAAAGATACTAGATCTTTTAGTCAGAAAGCTAGAGAGTTTGCTCAATCTATGCTTTTCTGGAAAGGTCGTTCTAAGGGTATGATTCATACCCGTAATCTAGAATGGGATGATCTACGGTATATCTTCCTTCCTAAAAGTTTTGAAAAATACGGATATTTAGGAATTCATATGTGGAAAGATGATGGTGCTTACTTTGAAGCACTGTATCCTTTAGTTCTTGCTTTAGATTATGAAGCTAAACCAAAGTGGTGTCCACGTTGGTTCTTACGGTTCTTACATGTATTTGGAAACGATAAGAGTATTGTAAGGGTTCGTAACCACAGGTTAAGTAACTTACATCGTAAGCTAACTAAAGGTATTGTATTCTGGGATTGGAAGACTAAATGGTCACATTACGATTTGAGAATTTCAATCTCAGCACCTAAACACCTTCAAAATCTAGCTATGTGGATTGAACACGGATTCTATTCAGATGGTCGTCAAAAAGAATTAGTTGAGCAAATCAAAGCTCTAGACCCAGATGCTTCAATTATTTGGGGGTTGGTGTTCAGCAGGCCCGAAATCTTGCTGAGTATATCTACCTTGAAAAAGAGAAAGAGCAGATTATGAATACTTATGATACTGGATGGTCTGATGGTGTCCATGGAATAGATCTTAATGATGAATACTACTTTGAAACCTTTAATACTAATGACAAATGAAACTAACTTTAAAAGATGGTAAGTTTTATCGTGGTTCTGAAGTTGTTGCTCCTGAGTTTGGTAATCTTGAAATGATCAATCTTCTAAAGACTGCTGAAAAAAGAGCAGAACTTGGTGAGCTTGAAGGCTTATTTACTACTGAAGAAATCACTACATATTCTGTTTCTGTAAAATTCACTTGTTCTTGTGGTCATCAAAATATAGAAGACCTTGATGAAACATTTGAAGATTATACTCCAGGAAGTGATGATCTTGATGGATATTATGTTGAGTGTTCTAAATGTAGGCAAGATTATCTTTTAGCTGAGCATTTAGATAAGTCTTATGTTACCGGTCCTGATGGTAAAAAAAGTTGGAATACTAAAAAAGTAACTTTATTAGTAGGTGCATAGAGATAATTATGGAAAAGACTGAATTTGAATCTAGACTGAATGATATCCGTGAGGATATTGATTCGGTTGATGAAGCTATTTGTAATATGTTTGCTGTTAGAATGAGCTTAGTAGAACTTATTGCACATCTAAAGAAAGAACATGGAATTACCGAAATGTCCGAATCTAGACAGCATGAAATCTATGATAAGCTTAAAGATGCAGCAATTAGATCAGGGGTATCTGCCTCTATGATGAGACGCATCTACGATCTTGTGTTTAATTACTCTATTATGAGACAAAATATTATTATCTATGAAAGTAGTAATGAAGTTTGATTTTGATGCTGAAGGTTTTGACAAAGTGCATTTTAAAGATGCCCTTAATGGTCAGAAGTGGAGGCTAACTATGTGGGAATTTGATATGTGGTTACGTGCTAATACAAAGCATGCTCCAGATTCTATGCCCGAAGATGAGTATAAAGCATATGAAAGAACTCGTGAAGAGTTTCATCGTTTCTTGAATGAAAATGGTCTTAGTTTAGATGAATTAGTTTAGATGAAGAAGTATTCTGATATTAAAGAGGAAACTCTTCAAGCTCAAGGCTTTATAAGCACTACCGTAACAAAGGAAGAATCTGGTTACGAGAATGACTACTACTATTACAGCTTAGACATCGGTGATATTTGTTTGATTACAAATGCTCATGATGAAGCTGCTAAAGACGGTTGGGTTGTTTCAATTTTTGATTCTATGACTAATTATGTTACTAATGAAGAGGATCTTATTGCTCTAATTGGTATCATTAAAAGATCCTCTACCAAATGATTATAATTGGAATTATTATTGTTATCTTGCTGTATGCAATTTTAAAGCAAGGAGAACGTAAGAACTCTAAACTTTAAAATAAGCCTCCTTAGCTCAACTGGTAGAGCAACTGATTTGTACTCAGTAGGTTGTGGGTTCGATTCCTATAGGAGGCTCAAACTTAATTCACGCTTTTATGATAACACTTATTGCTTTAATAGTATTAGTTATACTATTGGGTCTGGTAATCTATGCTCAAGTAGTTGTAGTTACTAGACAAGAAAATGATACGTATGATGCTTTTTGGGATGAAGAACCTGAACAAGTATGGACAATGTATCATACTGAATATCTTAATCGATATGGTGATAAAATTTACTTTGTACAAGTAAATGTTAGTGAGATTCAAATGACTTTTGAGTCTGATTATTACCGTGTTGCTTATGCTAATGATGATAAGGATACAGATCTCTACATGGTAGATCCTTCCGGCGGTCCTGCAATCTTTGTAGGCACTGATATGGGTAGCATCTATGATCCGTGGAAGAACTGTATTGTTTCATCTATCACACAAGAAAACAATAAACATTATACTTTAACCTTTAAAAAATTCAATGATGACAGAACTAGTTAGACTAGTAGAGCAGTGGGCTGCTGACAAGGGTATTGATAAACCTGAGAATGCACCAAAGCAAATGCTTAAAGTAATGGAAGAGGTTGGTGAAACAGCCGGAGCTCTTGCAAAGAACAACACAGCTGAACTCAAAGATGGTATTGGTGATTCATTTGTCACCCTTATTATCCTTGCTAAACAATGCGGATTCTCTGCAGAAGAATGCTTGCAAGCCGCTTATGATGTAATTAAAAACCGTACAGGTAAGACTGTAAACGGTGTATTCATTAAAGATGGCAACGCTTAAAGACAATAAAGTCAAAATCACCATTAAATACAAGGGTGATAAGATCTCTATGCTTATTCCTAAGAATTCTAATTTTACATTAATCACTGAATACATTAGTCGTATGGTACAAGCTTATGATGAATTAGATACTCCCACATTTATTGAGGGTAGTGATCCCGGAGATGAACAAGAAATAGTAAACAATGGGTAGAATGAAAGAACTCTTCATTGAACTCCAGGAGGAAAATGAAGAACGCCAAATGTATTATGGCGACACACCAAGTGGTCATCAGTGTCCTAACTGTCTTGAAACAAAGATGGTAGAGCAAATAACTGATAATGATTATGAGTGTTTATTCTGTGGACATGAGTTAATTTTGTTACCTGATGGAACACTCAAACTCAACTGAGTACTACTCTATGAACCGTAATATTGATGATATTAAGGTTCTAGATCGTGTTACTCATAAACCAGAATTTTTGTTTCTTGGTCGGCCTATTTATAATGCTGTAGAGACAGAAATTATTTGCGAAAATGGTAATCTAGGTTTTGATTGCCAAGTTACTCTAAAGAATGGAGGTAGTATGTTGTATAACAATATTACCGAAATTCATTGGGGTATAGATGGAAAAGCACAGTTTACTCTTGAATCAAATTTTGTTCAAGAACAACAAGTTTTTCCTTTCAGGTCTGTAGTGAGACTTGAAATCATGCGCTCACTAGAGATGCACCCTTTAATTAACTTAAAACTAAATTCCTAAAGATGGCTTCTTATAAAGATCTATCAAAGACTCAAATCAATAGAATCAATAAGCTTTCACGCTATGGCATGGTTACAAAAGTAATCGCTAATAAAGTGAATGCAGATGCTAATCAAGTTTATCAATACTTTAAAGTAAATGGCAAACCTGAAATCGTATCATACAATGATATGAGTCCTGCAGAAAAAGCTAACTTTACAAGGATGGTTGCTAGAAAAGAAATCAAAAGAAAATATCTTGTTTCTAAAAAGCAAGTAACTTCTAAATCTTCTGTAAAGAAAGCTGAGAATTTTGCTAAACACATTATTCCTGCTGGTGTAAGCTATTCTATTAAGAGTAATCAAGACGGTACTTTAAGCATTATTTATTAATATAGCTTTATTACTGCAATTTATTTAATGTTATCGTTTACTATTATCTAATAACAAATGCGTATATGTCTAACTTTATAATGTAAAGTCATGACAATATGCTATATCAATTACCAGATGGGAGAGTAATAGAATTATCCACAGAACAATATTTTGATCTGACGGATGAAGAGTTGCGCTCCCTTATATCTACAAACTACGGAGAGAATATTGACAATCCTTTCTTTGGATCTGTGCTACAAAAACCCGGAGCTATGGTACTTGATGATATAGAAGAATGGGATGAACTGATTGAAGAGATTGATCTTGAACTCCCAGACATTCCGTTAGAAGAAAAGTTGAAAGACGAGTACTTTCATAGAGACGATAACTAAAACTTCAAATCAAACTTTAACCTGCCTGCTAGAAATAGCAGGCTTTTTTATTTTAAAATCATGACAAATTCTGTTTACATTGCTGGTGACGATAACGGTTCTGTTATCAATGTTTCTAAGAATAACCCTAACTTCGGTTGGATTACTCTTCGTCAAGACAAATTGACTATTGCTAATAACTTTGCTCAAAACAAGTCTGTTAGTACTTTAATTGTTGGTGAGCTAAACGTACTGGAAGCATTTAATTTTGCTGCAGGACAAGTTTTAGATGGTCAAATTGTAATTCGTGAGCAACTTACTCCATTTACAACTGAGGATCGTGACATTAAAGTTGCAGGATCTACAGGTGTAATTTGTTCAGTTAAAGGTCAACCGGTTTACCGTAAGACTTTTTTCACTCAAGACATGACACAAAAAGATATTCTTGTGGCTCATGACAATACTGAAGAAATCCGTCAAGCATTAGCAGTTCAAAAGCTTTCTAATGTTGTTCCTTCAGTACAAAATCTTGTTGAAGCAGACGAGAACGTGTTTGATATTTAATGATAAGGGGCCCTCTGAAATATGGGGGCCCTCTTATTTAAACTCCACACCACATGAAATTTATTCTTAATAAAACTCAAACGTTTTACTACAAGAGAGCTATCTTAGGTCTTCGGATTTACACACCAGAACAAATTGGTCTTATGACCAAAGAAAAGAAAGATAGAATAAGAAAGGTTAGTAAGAAAGCTAATCTGATTATTCAAACTCTTCGCTATCAAAAGCTTGTAGAGTATTGGAAGTCACCAAAGATGATATTGTCACTGCATTACTTGAGTCCGGAGTTCTAGGACCTAATTTCTTAAACCTGAAATAATAATGTCACAACTTGCCGGACTATCAAATGAACAAATTGTTTTTATCTACCTGAGACTCAAGAAGTATGCTGATTATGTTAACGATCTTATTCTTGAAGGTTATTCTACCCGAAAGATTACAATCGGCTTTGGGGATGTACAAACTGAAACAAAGATTACAGATGATGACTTACAAATTATCTTGGAAATCCCTGTGGTACAGATGTACATGTCAATTGAAAAATCATTAGCACCTATTGTAGAGCTCATTAAAGATTCTGAGCCTGAACTCTATAACAAGATTGAAGCTATGATTGCTGAAGCTGAGTCTGGTGAGTTTGTAGTTGAGACTGAAGACTTAGATGACGAAGACTCAGACGATGATGAAGGCTAAAAAGAAAATGTGCTCTGGTTGTGAAACTGAGCAATACATATGGAAGACAATTGGTAGGGACCGTTATTGTAAAGAGTGTGCTGGACGCATCACACCTGCAAAAAAGATTCCTGCCAAATCTTCCAAGAAAGCTGGAGAAGATCAGGTATATTCCAAATTAAGAAAGGACTACCTGACTCTTCATCCGGTGTGCAGAGCAAAAGTGCCTGGTTGTACTAATGTTGCTACAGATGTACATCATAAAGCCGGCCGAGGTAAATACTATTTAATTACAACAACATGGCTTCCTGTATGTAGAATCTGCCATACTTGGATTGAAACTCATCCTACAGAAGCCAAAGAACTAGGTTTTTCAGAAAACAGATTATGAGAAAAGAACTTATCAAACTCGCTAACAACGATTACCTAACAATCAATGAAACCAAACGTAGTATTATGCAGTGGATTGCACAAGATCCACATATCTTAAAAAACTACATAACAGCGAATAGAGATAAGTATAAACTCAGCATACATGCTGATCTTGAACTAAAACATAAACTAAAAAATGTCTAGAGACAGAGTCCAATCGGAAGCGATTGTTGAAGCTAACAAACACTTCCGTTGTGGTCTTGGTATCTCAATGGGTGTCGGTAAGACTTTAATCGGTCTTACACATATGGCTTCTCATTATAATGCTAATGCAAGATTCCTTGTAGTAGCTCCTAAAGTATCAATTTTTCAATCTTGGAAAGACGATGCTGCTAAATTTAAAATGCAGTATCTGTTGGATAAGATTGAATTTACTACCTATTTGTCATTAAGTAAAAGAGATCCGTCAAAATATAATGTTGTATATCTTGATGAGTGTCACAGTCTTTTGTATTCACACAAAGACTTTCTTGATATTTACAAGGGTAAGATTCTTGGTTTAACCGGTACTCCTCCAGTGAGACAGTTTACCGAAAAAGCTAAGATGGTAAATCAGTATTGTCCTATTGTATTCCGTTATCAAGTAGATGAAGCAGTCAATGCTAATATTCTTAATGATTACAGAATCATAGTACACATGCTTTCTCTTTCTGAAGTAAAAGACTTCAAAGTCAATATGAAGAACGGTAAATCGTTTAAAACTTCAGAAAAAGAGAGATATGCCTATACAAGTAGCAGAATAATGAATAGCGTACAGGGTACCCAAGAGTATCAGTTTGCTGTCATTAGTAGGATGACTGCACTAAAGCAGTTCAATACTAAAGAGAAATATGCTAAAAGCTTATTATCAGAGCTTGGTGGTAAGACTATTGTCTTCTGTAATACTCAAGCGCAGGCTGATAGAATTTGTAAGTACAGCTATCACAGCAGTAATTATAAATCTGAAGCTAACCTCACACTGTTTAAAGACGGTGAGATTGATAAGCTTAGTTGTGTAGATCAATTAAATGAGGGTGTTACTATACCACATTTAGATACCGGTATCATCATGCATGCATATGGTAATGAACGTAAAACCAATCAGAGAATCGGACGACTACTGCGTCTTAATCCTGATATGGTATCCAACATTCATATCCTATGCTACAGAGATACCGTTGATACTAAATGGGTACAAGAAGCGCTTAAGTCTATTGATCCAAATAAAATAACTTACTTGGAACGATGAGCTTTACTATTAAAATGAAAAAAGGAGAGACCGGTCTTGTGCCGGTTTCTCTTGCTCATAAATCTCTATATAGAGAATTTGTTAGCAATCTTGATAAAGACGTGATTGTTGAAGTCAGCTTTAGTGCTGTAACCGCAGAGGGTACAAGACAACAAGTGAATAAACTTCACGCCACCATCAGAGAGATTTCTAACTATACCGGCCAGGATTTCGAAGACGTTAAACTCTATGTTAAACAGAAAGCCGGTTTCATTATCATCTCATCTGAAGGTGGTGATGTGAAATCTTTTGGTGATATGAACAGAGATGAACTATCTGCTTGTATTCAAGCAGCGGTAACTCTTGGTGAACAGTTGGGATTAAGCCTCTAATGAGTCTCCAATCTCAGTCTCTTCAACCTTTCCTTGTTCTGTAGCTTCACGCTCAATCTCATTCATTAGGACAACTAATGTTTGAATGTGTGCAGCAAGAGGCTCATCAATCTTATCACCGTTAATCTTATCAAAGATTTCCTGGATTCTTTGTGGTTCAAGAGACTCAAGCATGTACATAATCAAGTGCTGAACTCTTGCATAGAAAGATCCATTTACTTGAATCGTAATAATTGAATCCTCTTTAATTGTTGGAATAGTTGCCATGACAAACGTTGAAGTTAATACTGTAGAAATAGCTCAGAAGCTTTATGAAAAGCTAAAAGGTACCGGTTGGGATGAAGCATTACGCACATACTTACTGGGAGATAGTTTTCAAACTCTTCTAAATGAGCTAGTAAAATTACGTAATGAGGGTAAAAGAATTACACCTCCCCTTAAAAATGTTTTTAGAGCATTCCAAGAATGCCCTGCAAACACTGTAAAGGTTGTAATGATTGGACAGGACCCCTATCCACAATTTAATGTAGCTGACGGAATAGCATTCTCTTGCGGGAATACTAAGTATCCAGAAGCATCTTTAAGGTATATGTTAAAGGAGATATCCTTGACAGTGCCTGAAGATCAAAGAGATCCTGTACAATCTGCAGATCTTAAACGATGGTCTAATCAAGGTTTATTGATGATTAACTGTGCTCTCACAACTAACGTTGGAGAAATCGGTAAGCATTATGATCTTTGGTCAGACTTCATTGCCTATGTTCTAGACTATCTTGCATACAAGAATGAAGGTATTGTTTATGTAATGCTTGGTAAGAAGGCTCAAGAATGGGATGATTTTATCTATGATACAAATCACAAGATTCATGTAAGTCATCCTGCTAGCGCTGCTTATAATAAAGAATCTAGATGGAACAGCAACAATCTATTCAATCAGGTGAACGACTATTTGACCTCAGTCAATCAGACATCAATTATCTGGTAACAAACTACTCTCCTAAAATATTAAAACTGTATTTAGAGAGGATACTGTACTATACTTATGATGCTGAAGATGACGGTAGTAGAAAGACCGGATCTTTGCTTGTAAGAGCTTCTATTTCTAATTCCATTAGAAAGTACACAGCTTTTTCATTAGCATCTATCGGAAATGCCATTGGTAAAGATCATGCTACTGTTATACATCAAAACAAGAACCATGAGATTTACTATAGAAGCTTTCCTGAGTATCGTACATACTATGATCACTGCTGCTTTATAGTACAAAACATTTCTAAGCTGGTTGTAAAAGCTAGCAACTCTTATATTGATCTGTCAAAGCAAAGCATTGACTATATGGAGCAACTTAAGAGGGAGGAGAAGACCCGGCAAAGAAAACTAGATAAGCTAGAAGGTACTATACGTTCTATTAAAAGTATTCTTAAGAAATCTTTAACACATCAAGAGAAACTAAATCTTATTGATGAGGCTATAAAAAAGAAAGGGGATCTAACAGACCCCCTTTAAGCAATACTATATCGTGCATCAGTATGCTTCACCTACAAGAGAAGAATAGTTAAAGCCCCAACACCAATACCAACAAGAGTACCACTAACAAAGAATTTCTTCACTTTCCCCTGAATAATAGTTTTTTCTTCATTACAAATGGAGATAATCTTATCTTTCTCGGTAATGATTGATTCCAAGTTATTGATCTTAAGATCCTTGGTCTGAATAATTTGGTCTTGAATAGTGACCTGAGACTTTAACTTTGTTAGAATATCAGACAGTATCTTGTTCTCTTTACGAACAAGGTCTCCTTCTTCTAAATCAACAACAACCATTTTAGCCATTTCTACCGGGAGGCAGATGATGGTGTCTTTAGTTGTTGTTATAACGGTTTGAGAAATACTCGGTAAGCTCATTACTAGAAAGCTTACTAATAGAGTCAATTCTTTTCTTGTAATCATTTTTGATTTTTTGTAATTGTTTTTCATCTGCGTTGATCTCTCTACCCAGTGAGTCAACCTGTACAACCAACACATCTGTAAAGATATCTAGAGAATCATTGGCTAGTCTTAAACTATCCACTCTTTGTTCTGAGAGCTCCTTGAGCTTCTCTAATTCAGTTAGGGTTTTGCGTCCTTCTCTTAGAAGATACAGCTGACCTACAATGATTACAGCAAAAATGAGCAAGCTGATTCTCCTAAGCATACTTTATTGGTTTAACTTTCTTTTGTTCTTCTCTATATAATACAAAGTCAGGAAGCTCAAATTTAGCTTCTCTTGTCTTTTTGTTATAGAGTTGATCCTCAATACGCAAGAATCTTGTCTCAAGATTGTCAATGCGGACTTTGTCTTGAGCACTTTGGTTCAGAAGAAGCTTGATATCACTTTTCATCTCTTGCATGTTCTGATACAGCATCATAGAGACAAATGATAGTAAAGCTGGAGTAATCCAACTTTTAACTTCTTTTAAGATGTTAGAACTGTTCTGTTCCATAGTTTTATAAAAACACAGGACCCCGTCGCTCTTTGAGAAAGTGAAGAAAGCCCCTGCTATTAAGAAGACAATTTACAATACGACCACCACCACGGTACTTTGCCACGGTGGTTGCAAGGTGGAGTCCTGGCTGGCTCGCAAGCCAAACATTTCGTATCTTGCAATACCTTAAGGGTCTACCCCCTCACTTATAAAATAACACATAATTCTGATATTTCAATGGAGGGACTATACAAATTATGCGTAAAGCATGACATTACCCCAAATGAATTGATGGTATTGTATACAATATCCATTAACCACATTGCTCCCGAAAGGATTAAAAGAGATTTAAGCATAAGAGATATGATCTCTAGAGACTTGGTCAGTATTGTTGACAGGAAACCTATTCTCAGTACAAAGGGTAAAGCTTTATTGGATCAGACAATTGGGTTGTTTTTAAAGAGTCAAACTAAACGAGACCTTACTAAGGATCCTAGTTTCCTTGATAATGTAGATAAATACCAGAGTCTCTGGCCTAAAGTAAACCGTATCATTAATGGTCGTAAATATCCTCTAAGAGATCCAATCAAAGAGGTTGTTCAGGCTTTTAATAAGTTCTTCACTGATTACCCTAATGAAGACTGGAATATAATATTTGAGGTCACACAGAAGTATATCAATGGTCACAGAGACAATATGGACTACATGTTAGGGTCTAAGACTTTTATTTATAAAATGGAAGGAGGTATGAGTAAATCAAGACTTGCTGCTGAGATTGAATCTCGTGATAGCACATCTGATGATGACTTTGTACCAGACTTCTTCAGACCCAAATCTGTATGAGTGAATTTTTTGAATCATCTGCAATACACCAATCGGAGTATTATAAGCAGGCAATCAAACATATTAAAGATCGTAAAGCTGGTCTAATTACTTCATTTAAAACACCTTGGGAAAAGTTAAATAACGAAACCCTAGATGGCTTTGAATGGAAAACAATGGTTGTTATTGCTGCACGTTCCAGTGTTGGTAAGACTGCTATTAAAGATCAGATTATACGTTTAGCTCACCATTTAAATCCAAACACCCAGTTTGAAGTTGTTGAGTTTCAGTTTGAGTTACCACCTGTACGACATGTAATCCGTCAGCTTGCTGGCTATACTAATATGCCGTATAGTAAAATCCAATCAAAGGCTGGGTTATCTGACTCTGACTTTGAGAAGATCAAACTAAACGCTCAAAACATTGTAAAGAATCTTCCTTTACCATACGTAGTTAGTAGACCTCTAACGGTTGAATCACTACGTAAAGAAATAGAATACCATTGCGGTGTAAAGTTTCCAGGTAAAAAGGTTCTGTACACTCTTGATCACGCAGGTCTTGTTCTTAGAAATTCTAAATCTACAGAACGGGATACACTGATTGAGTTAGCAGCTATGATAACAGAGATGAAGAATAAGTATGACTTAATCTTTATCCTGTTGGCACAGCTAAACCGTAATATAGAAAGACCAGAGAGAAACGTTGACGGTTCTCCTGGTAACTTTATTACATCATCCGACATAATGGGCTCAGATGCTTTAATGCAGCATGCTGACATACTTATTGGAGCTAACAGACCCGGAATGTTCAACATCAGATACTACGGTCCGATGAGATATCAGATTACCACACGGTATGACACGGTATTTCATATGATTAAGAATCGTGATGGTGAAGCCGGTCAGTTACTCTGGTTTAAGTTTGAAGGTTCCACTATGTCATTAGAGGAAATGGATACTCCTAATTGTAAAGAAAATCTGTTTTAATGACACATGTTGAATTTAAAAAGGAAGCATTATACTTCCACGCACAAACACTAGCAAATTTTGGAGAAGACATTGACAATTGCTTCTTCAAGCCCGTACTAGAGGGCAACAAACCACAAATTGGTTCTGGTAGATACATCTTCCTGTTTAAAAAAGAGCTTGAGCAAATGGCACGTACACATGCTGCTTACTTTGAGTTTGCTCGTAAACATGATGATGGTACTTGGGGCCCAAAGAGTGATAAAAGAGAGTTGTACAAGCTTGTTCATAATGGATATCCTGATGAGCATGCTATTCCAACCAGCACTGATGGTGAAAGCTTTGCTATCCCAACAGATGAACTTATCATGGTAATGGACTATACCCCAGCAAAAGTTAATCTTGACCAACCAGTAAGGATTAGTCTTGATCAACCAGAAAGCTTTAGGGTAGCCCACACTACTCATAGTCAAGCAAATGCTTCAAGTTATCAACCAGAGCTAAACTTTAAAAGTTTAAGTAGTATCTTTGATAAACCTCTGATGCAAGCAACATTGGGAGATTTAGTTGAAGCTCTTAAAACTTTGAAGTAATGGCACATTCAGTATTGATTATTGGTGAATCTGGTAGTGGTAAGTCTACAGGTATTCGTAATTTGAATCCTGCAGAAACGGTAATCTTTAATACGGCAAACAAACCTTTGCCTTTTAAAGGTTGGAAGAGTAAGTACTCTGCTGAGAATAAGAATCTCCTTTCACTTACAGACATTGTAGGTGATGACGGCAGGGTAAACTTTTCCAAATTAGGTAAAGTGTTCGCAAGAGTGAATGAGCGTACAGAGATCAAAAATTTCGTGATTGATGATTTCCAGTACTTGTTTGCATTTGAATACTTTGCTCGCGCAAATGAAAAGGGTTATGACAAGTTTACTCAATTGGCTAAGTCAATGAGTGATATTGCCACAGCTCCTATCACACTGCGTGATGACTTAATGGTTTACTTCCTGACACATGCTGAAGAAGCATATGATACGGACGGTAACCGCAAAGTGAAAGCTAAAACAATCGGTAAGATGATTGACAATGTGCTGACACTTGAGGGACTCTTTTCTATAGTTCTATTTGCAAAAGCAAAGAAAACTAAAGAAGGAATTGATTATCTATTTGAAACTGAAACGAACGGTGAGAATACCTGTAAGTCTCCAATGGATATGTTTGATTCTAAAGAGATCTCTAATGATCTTCAATTTGTAAGAGAAGCAATTATTAACTACGAAAATTAATTATGTCATTTTCAACTAAAGGTATTGATACCACCCCTAAGAAAGAGATCGGTCCTGATAAGAACCTTGGTCTTGGTAACCACACTGTTCGTGTATACGGAATTGAGCTACGTTCAATGCCATACAACGCTGAGCAAATGGAACTTGTACTTACTCTTGTAGGTAAGTCTAATGATCCAAACTTTGAGGGATGGCCAATTGATATGGATAACCCTAATAAGGGAACTTTTCCTGGTCCAATGTCACGTGTTGCAACTAGTCCGTTTAAGTTTGAGTCTAGAACTCTTGCTGATGGTACTCGTATTGACCGTGATGCTCAAATTATGAAAACTATTGCTCACTTAGCTGATGAGCTTGGTGTACGTAATGATGTAGACGAGGTAGATGCAGCTACTCTTCAGGAGTATGTACAAGCAGTATCCCATATCTTCCGTTCAGCAAAATCTAAATTGAACGTTCTTGTTGGAGGTTCTAAGTACTTGAACAAAGAAGGTAAGCTTCGTACTAACTACTCTTTTCCTTACTTGAAGAAAGGACGTGCTTTCCAAAGCGCTGATGCTGAAGAAAACATTGTTCCCGAATATGATGAAGCAACTCATCTATATGTTCCAGAGAAAGTAAAGAGTGCTCTTGTTCAAGAATCACAACCTTCAGCAGCTCCTGTTGCACAGGATGATGATCTTGATTGGTAAGATTCTTTAAGATAAATTGATAAGGGGTCGGTTTCGACCCCTTTTCTTTTTACTTTTGGGTATGCTCAGTACTAAACATGTCATAACGGATATCAAGCAGGTTCCAATAACATGGATCTTTGAGTATTATTTAAATCTACCTGAAAGACTTCATGGCCAGCAAGTAAAACTTTTATCTGTATTTAAACATGAACGTACTCCGAGTATGACACTCTGGTATGATCATTCTAAACGTGAATACAGATTCAAAGATTTTTCTAGTGGTGAAGGAGGTAGTGCTTATGATCTTGTGTCAAAGCTTTACAATATCAGTTTCAAGGCTGCTATTAGTAGAATAATGGAAGACTATTCTAAAGCAAAAGCTTCTGGAATAGATAGTGCTGTTGAGATAAACCCTCAGAGATCTTATACAGTAGAATCATTTGAGACCCGTAACTGGATTGATAATGATGCTAAGTATTGGTCTCAGTATGGTATATCCCGCAGACAGCTTGAAAGATATAATGTAAAGCCCTTGAAGTCATACAGAATGAACAATGGAGATAAAACATTAGACTTTGCTCCTAGTATCATTACGTATGGTTACTTCAGTATGACTGGAACTCTATACAAGATATACAGTCCTAAGAATCCTAAGCGGAAGTTTTTCAAAGTTGCTGATCATGTTCAGGGTATTGAACAGCTTAAGTATGAATCCGACATCTTGGTTATTTGCTCCTCACTAAAAGATGCAATGTGCCTTGATGCTATGGGTTTTAAACTAGAAGTTATTGCCCCAGACAGTGAGAACACGGTAATCAAACCAATGTATGTTGATGTACTAAAAAGAAAGTACAAAAAGATTATTACATTGTTTGATAATGATGAAGCCGGTATCAAAGCAATTGAGAGATACAAAACTGAATTAGGTATTAATGGATGTTTCTATCCAACAGCAAAAGATGTTTCTGATGCTGTAGCTAGGGACGGACAAGAGAGTGTAAAGAATACTCTTGAAAGAATTTTAAGTGCAACTATTAACGTATGAGTGATATCTTCATCCCTGGCAATGTTCCGAGCTCTAAAAATTCTAGAGTTTGGACAGGTAGATTCTTTATTGCAAGTAAAGCAGTACAGAAGTGGCGTAAAGAAACAGAACCGTTTTGGATACAACACAAAGAAGAGTTTCTACAAAAGCTAGATGGATTGGAGAAGCCATACAAATTATCCATGCGGTTCGTTCGTGGTAGCAAACATGAGTTTGATTACCTGAACCCTGCTCAAACAATTCAAGATGAGATGGTAAAACATGGGTGGTTAGAAGATGATAATGCTTCTATAGTGATACCAGTGTTTGAACCATACTCATATGATAAAAAAAATCCTGGAGTATATGTCAACATCATTAGATGAAGTTAAAGCTTATTTTGCTTCAAAATATTTAGAAGATATACGTTATATCAGAATCAACTATGACGGTGCTGGTGACAGCGGTGATATTAGTGATATAGAGTTTTTTGGTGAAGGTTATGTCTACCACGATAATGCAGAAGGTGAAGAATATGAAATGCTTTCTGAAGTATTTGATAAACATTTTGATGATCAAATTGGAGACTGGTATAATGATGATGGTGGTTTTGGATATGTAGAAATTGATCTTAAAGACGGTAGTTACGAGATCCATGCTAATTACAGAACCGTTTCATCAGAAAGTATTGAAGGAACTATTCTAGATTTAAAAGAAGATTAATATGGCACATCCCTGTGAGCATGCTAAAAGCTCAGTAAAGAAGTGGGGAGGTCAGCCAGAAGATTACTTACATATTCACAATTGGTTTGATGAAACCAAAGGGTGGTTGGGTCATAGTGCCCATAGATTATTCCGTCATCACAGTGAAGGAATATTTGAGTGTGAAAAGATATTCGGTGTATCATTTGTTAATTCAGATGGTAAAACTGTATACACTCGTTATGTAGGTGAACAGCATGTCAAAGAAGACTGCTATGGTAAGATCCCCTCAGCTAAAGAATGGATTGATAATTTTAATACCCCTAAAGAATGGATGCGCAAAACTCTGAAGATAGAAGACTAAAGATTGACGAACCTTATTATTACAATCTCTTAGAGATTATTAGTTCTAGTGATATTGAGAATCAAAAGATTGCTTTTCAAATCATTGAGAATATGGATTATGAAGACAACTTTGTCTATATCCTGTTTTTATATCGTAGTTGTGATGTAAAGAAACGAGCTCTCTGGAATCAGTTTGCTCCTAATAGCTGCTCATTTTGTGAAAATTTGAAAGACAAATACTCACTAAATGTTACCGGTCTTTACAAGAGTATGAAGGGTAAGGTTACTGAAGAGCAGCAAGATTTTGTTTCTCGTCAGTTCTCTACTTCTCTTCTCAAGACTCTTTCTAACTACGGTTATGACTTTATTGAGGAGATCCAATTTAAAATCAAATGGTAGACAAGAACCAAAGTCTAGCTAAAATCTCTAAAACATTGATACTTGAGCAGCCCTTTTACGGGCTGTTTTTAATTTCATTGAATAAGGTTTGGCGTAATGACTTACCAACAGCGGGTGTCTCTATCAGCGGTATTAACCAGCAGCTTGCAATCAATCCAGAATTTTGGGCTAGCCTTAATGACGATGTCAAGAAAGGTGTTCTGATTCACGAGTTGATGCACATTGCTTTTAATCACCTTGTAACTAGAGATAACTATCAAGATAAAAAGCTCTTCAATATTGCGGCTGATCTTGAGATCAATCAATACATTGATAGAGATTGGCTTCCTGAGAATGGTATCTTCTTGGATACATTTCCTGAACTTAATCTTCCAGTGAGAGCTGGTACAGATAAGTATTACAAACTTCTTCAACAAGCACATCAGGATGGTACATCCCCAGAGCTTGATGAGATGCTAGGTGAAGATGACTTTCACTTTACTTGGGAAGAAGGTATTGGTGAGCTTACTGATGCAGAAAAGAAACTTATTCAGAAACAAGTTGAGCATCAGCTTAAAGATGTTGTAGAGAGTATGAAGGATCGTGGTAATATCCCCGGTCAGTTCAAAGAGCTTATAAACAATATCTTTCACCAAGAGCCTGCCAAGTTTGACTGGAAAGGTTATCTACGCAGATTTGCTGGTAACAGTAATAAGATCTATACTAAAAAGACTAGACGTAAGCCTAACAAGCGATATGATGGTAACCCCGCATTAAAAATTAAAATGCGGAATCACGTATTACTTGCTGTAGATACTTCTGGTTCTGTAAGTAGCGGTGAGCTGAAAGAGTTTCTGTCTGAGATGAATCACATTCATAAGACAGGTACAGAGATTACCGTAGTGCAGTGTGATAGTCACATGTATGATCCAGAGCCATTTAATCCAAAGAAGGAATTCCAGATTAAAGGTCGTGGTGGTACTGATTTCCAGCCAGTTATAGATCACTATAACAAAAATTCTAAGAAGTATACTTCTATTATTTACTTCACCGATGGTGAATGTAATTCTCCGAACAATGTTCGTTGTAAAATCTTATGGGTTCATTCTTCAAAATGTACAATTAATCAGGATCTACCTGGTTTCAAAATTCAACTTAATTAAAATGGCACAAGTAAATCTTAATATCAACGAGGTAAAAGACTTCCTCCGTCATATTGTATCTAACAACCAAGTAATCCAAGCTCAGGGTAAGAATCCTGTTGCTGTTGAGGTTGTTGGTGACTCGGGTATTGGTAAGACTTCTACCATCATCCAAGTTGCAGAAGAGCTCGGACTAAACTTTGTAAAGCTGAACCTTGCTCAGATTGAAGAATTGGGTGACCTCGTTGGTTTTCCAATTGTACAATATCAAATTCAAGAAAAGATGACCACATCTAATCCTAATGAAGTACGTACTCCACGTACTGCATGGGTTAATGAAGTATCTTTTCAAGAGTATCTTAAAGCTGGTTTCAAAGACACGGGTAAAACTCGTATGTCTTATGCTGCACCTGAATGGATTGCAGGTAAAGAAGATGGTGGTATCCTTCTTCTTGATGACTGGAACCGTGCTGATACCCGTTTCATTCAAGCTGTAATGGAACTTGTTGATCGTCAGACTTATATCTCTTGGAAGCTTCCAAAGAACTGGCATATTATCTTGACTAGTAATCCTGATAATGGTGACTACATGGTTAATAGTATTGACAGTGCACAACGCACTCGTTTCATTACTGCTAATCTTAAGTTTGATGTTGATGTATGGGCTAAGTGGGCAGAAGAAGATGGTGTTGACGGTCGTTGCATCAACTTCTTGCTAATGCATCCAGAGCTCGTTACTCAAGAAACTAATGCTCGTAGTATTACTACTTTCTTCAACTCTATCTCTAGTATTGAGAACTTTGAAGATCAATTACCTCTTATCCAAATGATTGGTGAGGGTTCTGTTGGAGCTGAGTTTGCAACAATGTTCACCATGTTTATCAATAACCGTCTTGACAAGATCATTACTCCTGAAAAGGTAATGTCTATGGACGACTGGTCTTCTGTAAAAGGACAGCTGACTGGTGTTATTGGTAAAGAAGACAACTACCGTGCAGATATTGCATCTGTAATCACACGTCGTTTGATTAACTACAATCTTATCAATGCAGAGAAATCTGCTATTAACCAAAAGGTTCTTGATAGACTGTCTGATCTAATGACTGAAGACCTATTTACAAATGATCTTAAGTACACTCTTGTACGAGAGATTGTGAATGGTAATCGTACGAAGTTCCAGAAACTTCTAATGAATCCTGAAATTGTTAAAATGACTATCAGCTAATGATTACATTTAACCAGTTTGGTGAGGTTGATCCCAGTGTCAAAGCGGCACTGGGCAACCACATCTCCGAAGTATATTTTGTAAAGAAAAATAGAGACGATTATTATAATCCCTCTTTTCATAAAGTTTATAAACTCACTATTGAAGTTGGTCTAAAGCTTTTGAATAAGATGACTTCTTCTAATGATGACATTGTATCTGGTGATAAAGTTTTCTTTGTCCCTGGTAATAAGATGTCAGCTATGAAGCTGAAAGATTCTATTGAAAAACAAGGAGCTAAGATTAGTAAGACTTATGATACCGCTAGTGTTATAGTATTTCCACAAGATATTTACTTTACACATGTATATAGTTATAGATCTGATGCGGATTTTACTATACCTAATAATAATGATAAAGATAGCTTTAGTGGTAATACATTAATTTCTCATAGTGATCACCATTTTGTTGTAGATAATGCTTCAAACTATCCGCAAAATAAATTACCGGATAAAACTAAAGGTGCTATTTACATATCTCCAAATGGAACATATAAATTAACTCATGGTGCTGATGGGTTAATGGAGAGAGTAAATGAAGAAACACTAGCATTTTCCGGTTATCTTTTGAACATGCTGTATTATGCAGCAAAAAATAAGATAAGGATCATCTCTGCCGAAAACTTTGAAAATAAATATTGTGAGTCTATGACGATTCTTAATAAAGAATCTGTGAACACAATCATTCAAATGTTTTCTGGAACTGATGAAGACACGACTTTAGCTTCAATTCTTTTAGCTAATTCTGATCATGAAGAAAAACCGTTTTATCTGTGGTATATCATGGATAAGATTTCTTTGTGGAGATTAGAGCAAAATAAAAGAGTTAAGGATGTTAAGTATTTTGTGGAAAACTCTAACGCTACAAAATATGCTGGGATTACAGGTGCAGAATTTTATGAGCATGTGCTTACAGAATTAAAGAAACCTGAAATCTTTACAGAAGATGAATATGCCTTTGACTTGATTAGTAAGAAAATGCTACAAGAGTATGTTGATTCTTTACCTAACTCTATTCAAAGACTTATCAAGAGTGATGCTATTCAAGCAGACTTTGTTGTTAAATTGCCAGTTCAACAGGGGGTAGAGTAATCTACCCCTTTTAACTCTTTATTTATGAAAGTAACTCTCAGTTATTCAGGGCTTAACAAAATGTTGTTTTCCCCTAAACTTTATTACAAACACTATATTCTTGGTGAAAGAGAAGAGTCTGTTGATTCTTGGGCAGTAGATGGTAGTATCGTAGATGCTTACCTAACTGATCAGAAGATTGAAGACAAGTTTGCTATTGTGCCAGGTGTAATTCCTACAGAAAGCACTAAGAAGCTTGTTTACCGAATCTATAAGCAACGTGATGAAGAGCATGTCTCTAATGATCTATCTGCTTACAGTGAGGATATCCTTGAGATTCTTAGAGAGATCAATCTTCACCAGTCATTGAAGACTGATGCTCAACGTCTAGAGAAGATCTTAACTGATGATGCTAAGAACTACTTTAAGTTCTTGTGTGAGTCTGAAGGTAAGATTGTAATTGACATGGAGACTCTTGAAAGAAACAAAGCAAGAGCAGACATGGTCAAAGCTGATGCTCTTGCATCTGATAGACTGAGGCTCAATGGTTCTGACTTTAACTATGAAGTCATTACACAAAAGATGCTGCAGGTTGAGCTCAAGAAGTATCCTGGTGTTACCCTACGTGGTATTCCGGATAGAATTGTTATTGATAACAAGAACAAGATTATCCGAATCATTGACATTAAGACAACTAGTAAGTCTCTTAATGACTTTTATCCTGATACTTACAACTTCTACAACTATGGATTGCAGAGTGCTGTCTATGTTGTTCTAGCAATGGGTGATCCCTCAATGCAAGAATACAGAAGTTACAAGCTTGAGTTTGAGTTCTTTGTAATAGATAAGTATGATGATTTTTGTTTCTTCCCGATTAGCAGTGCTCTAATGTCTCACAATCATGATGAGCTAGAGAAAGCTATTCAGGTTGCAACATATCACATTGAAAATGAAGACTACAATAGACCATACAAATTTAGAACTGGTATATTTGTATTGTCATGATTGAAAGCCTGCGGAAAGAATACTTTCAAAAATCTAAGGTATTCTTGTATCCTCTCTTAAAGATCCCAAAAGGACACAAGTATGTCCCTATAGGTACTTATGTTGCTTGGGCTGAGGGAATCTATCCTGCAGATAAAAAGTTCTTGTGCGTGTATACTCTTCAGACAACTGATGAGTTTTATAAATTTGAGAACAAGTATCTTCTTGGTAATGAAATGTTTAGCAACTTTCATTTACTAGAGGACAATACAGGTCTATTTGTATTTAACTACAATAGGTTTAATGAGGACTTTATCAAGTTCCTTGCCGGCAAGTATTCAACTCTATCTGAAGACTTCAAGCAAGTTATTGTGCAGTTCTTTAAATCTAAGGACATAAAGAACATTGGATTCCATCATGTGAACAGTTATCTATACCCTGACTTCTACTTTGGTAGATATGCAGAACTACTAGGTGTAGATAAAGATGTTCTCGTTGATGTTGGTGAGCTCTGTCCACCAGTTGACATAGAGAAGGAAACACTTCAAGTCAAAAAACTAATACTCAATATATGAAAAAGAAGTTTTGGGTTTATGACATTGAAGTATTTGAAAACTTCTTTTGTATTGTTCTTGAAGGAGTTGAGGATGATGATGTAATAACTTACATGATTCACCCCAGTTATCGTAATGATTACGATGACATGATAAAGTTCCTTAAGCAAGAAGGTAAAGCTGGTAGTATATTCTTCGGCTTTAACAATCTATCTTACGATTCTCAGGTAATTGAGTTTCTAATTCAAAATGAAGCTGACTTCTTAAGCAAGAAGCCAATAGAGATATGCCGTGAAGCTTGGATGTTTTCAAATGCTCTTATACACGGTCAGGATAATCCGGGGTTCAGAACTCCGTATCCTGAGTTTAAGCAGACTTTAAAACAGATTGATGTATTTAAATTGAATCACTGGGATAATCCTGCAAAGAGTTCTTCTCTTAAATGGATCCAGTATACAATGGACTGGTACAACATCAAGGAGTCAAGCATATCCTTTAATGCTCTAATAGATACAGGAGATCAAATCAGAGAGACTTTGAAGTATTGTGTAAACGATGTCAAGTCAACCAAAAAGATTGTTCTGTTAAGTAAAGATCTAATCAAGCTTCGTATGAACTTGAGCAGAACTTACAAAGTGAATCTATTGAGTGCTTCAGAACCGAGAATCAGTAAGGAGTTGTTTGCATACTTCTTGGGTCAGAAGCTTAAGATGCATCCCAAAGATGTCAAAGCTCTTCCGACTCAGAAGAGAACCCTAATTAGAGTTAATGATATCATCTTACCCTATGTACAGTTTCAAACACCGATATTCAAAGCGGTGCTTGAGAAGTTCAAAACGGTAATCATTGATCCAGAAAACACTAAGAACGGTTTCAAACATAGTATTTTGAATAATGGTGTCAAGACTGACTATGGTCTTGGTGGCATTCACGGTTGTCGTGCAAGTGGTGTATATGAATCCACCAGTGATTTAATCATCATGACTTCTGACGTAACATCTTTCTATCCAAATCTAGCTATTCGTAATAAGTGGTCTCCGGGTCACTTAGATGCTCAAGCTTTTAGTGAGCAGTATGAATGGTTCTTTGAGGAGAGAAAGAAGATACCTAAGAAAGATCCGCTAAACTATGTCTATAAGCTTATTCTAAACTCTACTTATGGTTTGAGTAATGATAAGCACAGTTTCCTGTATGATCCGGAACTTACAATGAAGATTACCATCAACGGTCAGCTTAGTCTAACTATGCTGTACGAGATGATATCCGTTGCAATTCCAGAGTCTATACCTCTGATGCAAAACACAGATGGTCTTGAGACAATCATACCTAGAGACAAAGTAGATATATACATGCAGGTATGTGCAGAGTGGGAGAAGATTACTAATCTCCAACTTGAACACGATAAGTACCAGAAGCTAATCTTAGCGGATGTAAACAACTACATAGCAGTATATGATTGGAAGTTTATAGATCATGATTCCTGGAAGAAGATGAAAGAATCTAATCCGGATTATGTCTATAAGGTTCTCCCTGAAGGGTTTGCATATGCAGCTACTAAGTGCAAGGGTAGATTTGAATTTTCTAACCTAGCTCTTCACAAGAACAAATCACATCTTGTGATATCAAAAGCTGTTTACAATTACTTTGTGCACGATATACTTCCCGAAGATTACATAATGACTAATAAGAACATTTATGATTTCTGCGGTGGAGTAAAAGCAAACAGTACGTACGCTGTACAGATTGTTTGTGTAGAAAATGGTAAGGAGACTGTGCAGAACATGCACAAGATCACTCGTTACTATTTATCCAATAAAGGTTGCAAAATGCATAAAATGCATAAAGAGACGGGTAAAATCATCAGTGTTGATGCCGGCTCTTGGGTCGTTACTGTATTTAACCAGTACGAAGAAAAGCCTTTTGAGGAGTATGATATCAATTATAAGTATTACTTACAGAGAATTACGAGAGAAATAGAAAGCGCTCGTGGTTCTCAACTTTCACTTTTATTTTAAAATGAAGAAAATTCCTAGTGTGACGGAGCAAGAACTTGCTACCGTTACAATCCCCAATCACGGTAAGCGGTATGCACCAATTACTTACACTCAAATCATCAGTGAAGTAAAACGTCAGGCTGCTGCTCACGGAATTGACATTGTTGATTCTGTTTACAGAACTACTGCAGGTGGTAACATTGCCACCGGTCAGTACTTTCTGAACTATGGTAACGATCCAGACATCAAGTTGATGTTTGCTTGGACTAACAGCTACAATAAGATGCGTAGATTCTCTTGTGGAATGGGCACTTATGTTAGCGTTTGTCTAAACGGCATGCTCACTGCAGACTACAGCAAGTATTCTCGTAAGCATATTGGTAGTGCCAAGAAGGGTAATACAGCTTATGTAGAGATGGTAGATCAGATTGAAGAACAATTCAAAATGGCTTCTAATGTCTTTGCTAAGATGGTCCAAGATAAGAACAGTATGATTGATCGTAGTCTTAGCAATGCTGAGATTAATGAATTGCTCGGCCGTCTTTTCATGGATGATGTTGTTGGTAGTGTACAGATGAATATCGTAAAGCAGCAGATTAAAGCTCCTGCTTACACGTATTCAGGTGATAAGAACTCACTGTGGCACTTCTACAACCACGTTACCCATGCTCTTAAAGAAGAGCACCCAATGACCTTTGATGAAGCTCACTACAAGCTTCATGAAATGATCACTAAGAATTATCTAACTTCTACAGCAGCTGCACCTGTGAACGTTCAAGCAGTGGTTGTACCGGAGGGTGATGATACTCAGTTGGTTGAAGAGTTTCAGCCGCTTGATCAAGAAGTAGATACTATTCTTGAACAAGAAGAAACTATCACTGAATCAGTTTTTGTTGAAAATTCTATTGAAAATGTTCAACAAGAAAATAAAACTGAGGAAGATGATGATTTAGACTGGTTGAATTTCTAACTTTGGGTTGTTTGTGTGACCGTCCCTGGTATCCGGGGGCGGTTACCAAACTCAAAACTTAAATCATGAACAGAAAAGACTTTTCTAATTACGTTGACTTCGTTAAAGAACGAACCTCTAATGTGCTACAAGCAAAAGGTGATGAGTATTCTTACAACTTAGGAGCCTTTGAAAACTTTGAAGAAGGTGTTTCTATTGGTTTAGCTAATACTAGGGAGGCTATTGCTTGGGGTTATGTAACTAAACATATCCAATCAGTACGTGCTCTTATTAGAGAGGTTGATAACGGCAAAGAAGATCATCTTACAGACAAACTGATTGATGAGAAGTTTGGTGATGTCATCAACTACATGATTCTTATTGAAGCAATGTTGAAAGAAAGAATTCAAATAAATAATTAATTATGGAAATTGCATTAGCCCTTGTGGGAGTCATCATTGCTTTTGTATATTTGGGTCTCTTACTCAATGTAAAGAAAGACTTCAAAGCTTTGAAAGAAGAATTTGAAGATCTAAAACAAAAGCAAAAGCGTCAGTTCTATTACAATAAGAATAAGAAGAATAACATCTAAAGGTAGACCTTAAAAAGGGCCCTTCCGTATCTGAGGAACGGCTCAGTTGGGCCCGGGTCTACCCCCTTATTGCATGCCATGCACACTCCGTATGGAGGAAAAAAAAAGATAAAAATGAGAACCCGGTTTCTTTTTTATTCTTAAGATCCACTTGAGCAAGGTCACCGCAGATTGACATCCAGCTACCTTTACCAAGTCTACCAAGTACCATCTCCATTTGGGTGTGAGTAACGTTCTGTGCTTCGTCTACAATAACAAAAGCATTGACAAACGTTCTACCCCGCATAAATGCAAACGGTAAAATCTCAATTCTACCCTCTTCTACTTCTTTGTCAATTTTGACTTTGTCATAGAGGAGGTAGAGGTTGTGGTAGATTGGTGCAAGCCACGGGTCCATTTTTTCTTTGATGTCTCCTGGGAGAAAGCCAATGTCTTCTTTAGCCACTGTTGGTCTCGTGATGATAATCTTTTCGATCTGTTTAGTGAATAGAAGGTCCAACGCAGTTTGAACAGCAACCAAAGTTTTACCACTTCCTGCCATACCCTTAAGAACGGTAACAGGATTTGCAAGTATAATCTCTTTAGCATTTTTCTGTTCTTCATTAAGTTGTATATTAAACCTAATAGGATTTTTGGGGCGTCTCTTTGCTTGAAACACCTCATCATTATGATCTCTCTGCATTGTTATTGGTTCTTTAGTCTGTTTAAGACCTCTAAGTTAGACTGAATTCTTCTATTTCTTAGTAGAACTGTCTTTCTATTTGTAGGTTTTGGAACCTCTTTCTGTGCCTTTGCCATTATCTACCTTGACCTCTATAAGATTTTTTATAATTTCTAGAACTCTTCAATACTGAAGTTTTAGTCTTAGAATGAATACCAGGACGGCTCTTTGGAACTCTGGCTTTAAAAGTAGCAGCGGATTGTGCTTTAATCTTTGCCATACTTGGTTTAATTAAAAAGTTAATGAAAAGAGAGGAACTCCAACGTAGCACGTAGGAGTCCCCTCAAAATGTACTTTACTTTACCCATCCGTAGTACTTCAGGGTCTTTTCTTTACGGTCTTCCAGACCATGAGTACCTCCATTGATTCTCTTTGTAAGAGCAAGAATAGTGTCGTTGTTTACACCTTTATCACAGATATCCCACAACTTATTACGATCAAAGAAGAAGATAGCAGATTCAAATGCATACTCAGTAGCAACCAAATCAGGATTAGTCATTATCTCTGGCTTCTTCAAGTATTCAGCAAATGCTTGATAGTTAGACTTACCGGTCAATTGCAGAGCACCACGTCCACGGTACTTCCATCCATCACCAGATGCTTCATCACCATTACCCATACGAGATGCATACACACGGTTTGCAATCTTCTCTGGCTTACGCTCATACTGAGCAGCTAGAGCTTCTGTAGGGAAGTACTTTTTAAAAATACCAAGCAATCCTTTAGCACTATAGTTCAAGTTCTCAGAGAAAGCTTTAAACCCTCCGGTCTCGTGAGCTGTTTGTGCAAAGAAATGTGCAGCACGTTCAGGTGTAAACTTGTAGTAAGCCATTCCTGCTTTTAGAGTGCCCGGACCAAATGCTCCATCTGCCGTAACACCCGCTTTGGTTTGTAGACTCTTTAGACTCATTCTTCTTCTTTTTTACCACCGAAGATCTTTCCAGCTTCAGCAATACCGAAAGCTCCCAGTGTGATTATTACAAACGAATTAAAAATTGTATCAGAGATGATGAGCTCTTTGCCCATAATACCTGTTACTACATCGGCAATAGCTGTAATGCTCATTACAGCGAATGACAAGAAACCAACAATAGTCTTCTCGTTCCACTCGTTATTGTCCTTGAAAATATCCCAAAAAGCCATAAACTTCTTCTTTAATTGATTAAACATGACTGTTGGTTTTGATTGTTGGTCCTATATAAAATATACGAAATTTAGTCCAGAGCATCAACTATTGCCTTCTTAACAGCAACAGAAAATTCTGTTCTTTCAAATGCAAGGTTCTCATCCTGAAGCTGCATCAGGGTTGCAGCAACATTTGTATTAGCTTTTCCTACTCCGTGATAGACTTTAGAACCAATTGCAATGTCTACCTCCACAATAGTTTTCTTTTGTTTAAATTCAAAAGGACCTAGACGTATACCTTGAGTTGGAGCTTTAATGTCAGTGACTGTCACGTACACCGGACTTGCACCTTCTGAAGACTGATCACACAAAGGATTTCCTTGTTGTAGAAGAATGTCTTCAGTCATTTGCTTGAGACCAAAAGTGAACTTCTGGTTATCAATACCTGCTAGATTATCTTGAGAGCTTACGCTAGCAACGTAAAAGCACATTATTCATTGTATTCTATTTAAGTTGTTAATAGTTGTTTGATGTTTACCTGTCCCCATTATGTAAAACAGATTTTGATTTTCTACAATCAAAGTTTGAACAGGGAAGTAAGTAGTATAAAAATTTGTAGATGGTGATGTAATTATAGCATCTCGCTGAGCTTTGGTGAAAATATACTTATTGTGTAGATGACCTTGGGACCAGATGACGTATCCAAAAACTATATCATCATAATCAAACACAGTAGAGTTGTTTATATCACATGTATAGAAATCCCATGACTGGAGTGGAGATAATCCTGCCTTCTTATACATGAGATAGTTCATATCCGCATCTGTAAGAGTATGATAATTATTAGTGACATCTACCGTCACTCTATAAGGCCAGTTAGAAGAATTAGTCCATGAGACTTGTCCGGAAACGTTTGTATTCTTGGTCCCCTGACTCACCCAAGAACTAGAGGTAACACCAATCTCTGATAATTGTAAAGACCAAGAACCTTGTGACGGTCTTCTCCAAACCATAACTAGTCCGTCTCCTCCACCGTATTCTTGCATGCGAGCTACCACCGTATACTGAGTTCCTGCAACCATTGAATAGTTGCCATATTTATACTGTCCGGTACCCTTGCCACCATACCATTCTACTACAGAGGTTCCGTTTATTGCTAGATCAGAACCATCATCAGAGGTAAGGCCAAAAGAATAGGTCCCTGTTTCTGCAGCAACAAAAGTGAACGTTACTTCGGTGGCATAGTAGTCCCCATTAGGAGGAACACTAGCTCCAGCACTAGTGAGTGTAGTAAATTGATAGAAGTTTAAAGAAGAATTAGCACTCATATTACCACTCCACCAAAGAGTAGTAGCAGCATATGCGGTATTAAACAGCTTATTCATCTCAGTACGAGTACTAGGATATACTGCGTACTGAGAAGTGTTGCCGTTTCCGTAGTGAGTTCTATATATTTTTACAGATGTAGTACCATTAGCTGTAGTGACATAATGGTCTACAGTAACCGGTATACCACTAACATCCTGAGATCCAATTGGAGTCAGAGTAATTGTCTGCCCTTCAAGAGATATAGGCAGAACTAATAGAAGGAGTATCTTTAATTTAGAAATCATAGTTACATCCTATTGAAAGTATATATGGGGTTGCTTTACGAAACCCAAGAGTCTTGTCTGAAGGAGAGTATGTGTAGCAGCTTCTAAGTTTAGTACCAAACATAAATTTTTCAGTCAGTTTATATTTTAACGAAGCTCCGTAGTATGCATTAAGATTGAAGTCATCCCAGTACCAAATGTCTAGTGCACCCTCAAAGTCATCTAAATTAAAATAGTGGGTTCTTATAGAAGATAGTAAAAATAATTCGGGCCCTAATACAAACTTCTTATACTCAAAGTCCTTCATTGCCGTTATCATCATACTATACTTTGTATAGGACGCAGCAGGATAAAACTGATCAAATAGATAAAAGTCATCGTGTGTATTATCTCTAATGAAGAAAGTATACCCGAGTTTAGTACCGTCTTTAAACTTGTAAATTTGATTGAAGTAGGGACTTATTGCTACAGCTGAGTGATCAGCAAATGCCGATATGGTCATCCCATATGAATTAGTTCTCTCTATGTTTTTGATAGTCTTAACTCTACTGTGGCTGTATCCTACTTTGGTATACTTAAAGAAAGGAGTATTAGACATAAATACTCCATTTGTTACATTCTCTTTACCCCATTCGTAGGTTAGATTGTAACTCAGTATACTCATATCACCTAGTACCCCAACTGATATGTTAGAACTACTCATAATATCAGTATCAAAATCAATGTACTGTATTGAAGTAACATCAGATATTGTCTGAGTATTCTCGGAGGTTTGAGAATACGTCTGGATTGATACCGACAGTATAAAAATTAGACTTAAAATAAACTTTCTCATAGCAACATCTTTGTACCGGTTGATAATTGAAAGTTAAGAATGTCAGCGTTGTATTGGTATGCTCCTGAGAATGAGATACTCCACTTAAACTTATCGGTAAGTTTAAAGTCAACGTTTGCTAGAGGTACAATAAGAAAGCCGGACTTGTACCATTGTCCTTCGTAATAAAAGATATAAGGTGAGTATACACCTAGAGCCATTATGTTGGCAGACACAGTCTTACCACCTTTGAAGTTGGTGAATGCCCCTCCTACTACAGATAGGTTTTGAAACTCAGATTTACCTATCTGACCCAATGTAAAGTTGCTACCTCCCATGAAGGTAAACTTCCAAAGTTTTTGTGCACCTAGAAGAGTTACCGTGTTAAACCAATCAGATTTAAAGTTGGTCATGAAAGAATTGGAACCCACCGCCATGAAATCTTTTTTCTTATAGGACCCATACAGAGTAAGGTTAGCTACGTTCTCTCCCGTGGTATAGTTTAGATTGACACCCTTAATAAAGTTTTGCTTGGTGTTGACGTGAGTAACTGATGTATTGAAACGGAAGTTATCATTACGCTTACTGATATCGTTACCATTACGGATAACAACCATGTCCCCTGAACCAATCAGAGAACCCCTACCAATCTTTTCTTGCTTTTGTTTTGGTTTATTACCTCCACCGCCTCCACCACCAGAGTCTCCAGAGTTTTCTGATTCTCCTCCAGATGCTGTTGTTGTATTTTCACTAGTACCGGACCCACCAGATTCAGATGTAGAGCCACCTTGTGTAGTACCACCACTACTTCCGGTGCCACCACCACCTTCTACTCCTCCTTGTGGTTGTCCTCCACCGGAACCACCAGACCCTGAGTTTCCTCCAGAACTGCTACCAGAAGAAGAACCACCAGATCCAGAACCACCAGAGCCTGAAGAACCTGAAGAACCACCTGTTGGAGGTTTGGTTCCAGATCCACCTGAACTGCCAGAATTGCTGCCACCGTTAGTAGCACCATTTTCACCAGTATTATCACCTGAGTTTTCATTACCTGAGCCACCTGTATTACCTGTTGATATTGAACCTGAACTTACGCTACCTCCCCCGAGACTGCCCGCGATGGAAGTGCTAATAGAGACAATGCCACTAACATTATTTGCTGTGTTTGTACCGATGTTTGCGTTACTATTATTAGCGTTAGAAGAACCGTTACCTGCACAAGGGTTGCTACCTGGAGGAAACTGAGTATTAATTTGAGCAATCCAGTTTTCATAAGCTCCTAATTGAAGTTGAGCTGCTGTAAAAGTTTGGTACTGCCCAGCATAAAACATCACCACTGTCCCAGATGTCTGAGACAGGGTGACTGTCTGTAGCATTCCCGTACAAGGATCCGTGTAGTTGTAAGTAAACGTTTGTGCTTGCAACCCTATACATCCCAGCAGAAATAATAATAATATTTTGAATTTACCATCCATATTGGTCCATGCGCTTCATAAGGTTTACCGTGGCAACCTCTAACGCACGTTGTGTAGCTACACCCACCGTTGACTGATCAAAGCCCATAGTGGGATTCTTAAAGAAGCCCTCACCAACCTGAGTAGAAGTTCCTTGACCAGATGCAACAATATATTGAGAGTTATCTACATTAACCATCTTAATTTGAATACCGATGATAGTAGTATTAGTCTTCTGAAGTTTTCCTTTATCATAAGTTTCCCCATAAGACGTAGAGAATTCATAGATCTCTGCATAGACAATGTACTTAGGCAGAACTACCGAGCCCACGTTGAGCTTGGTTCTACCGTCACCCATGTCATTGAGATCTTTCTCCCATACATCAAGCATTTGATTAACAATGGCTTCCTTTTCTTCCGCATACAAGAATCTCTGAGTCACCTCAAAGTTTTCTACAATACGATTAGAAACACCCATACCAACTCTTTTGTCTCTAAGTTCTGGGAACATCTCCCACAATTCCTTATTAACGTTAAGATTAGCAATCTGAATTACTTTTTTCTCACCAGTGAATACAGGAAACGTATTTAGAGGTTGAGCTTTTTCAAATTCAGCTTGGTATTGTGTAGTAGAAATTGATGAAGAACAAGATGTTGCTACTCCTCCGACAGTAATCAGAAAAGCAATAATCATTGCAATACCGAGAACACTGGCAACCATTGCCATTAGTTCTTCTTTTCTAGTTCTGTGCTCCATCTTTATCAGCTTTTTCTTTCTTAAGTCTTGCAATACGCTCTGCAGTAGTTTCTTTCTTCTCTTCTACAGGAGCAGCTGCAGCCGGTTGTGCAACTGGTACTTCACGTACGGTTTCCTTAATGATAGTGTTTGTACCACCACCTCCAGCAGAAGCATTATTAGTAGCAGAGTTATCAATGTTTAGAACAATTGGTGCGGCTGCTTGTCCTGCAGAGGCAGGAGCTTCAGCAACTTGCTCAGTCTTTACTTCAGACTCTTCTTCAACACCAAAGATCTTATTGATATTAGTAGTAGCCCAGATTCCAAATCCGGTTACTGCTGTTCCTGCAACACCTAGAATAGTTTTCTTAAGTCCTGACAGTCCTCCTTCTTGAGTTTCTTCGCTCATGGTTTTAATATTTAATGATTTTGTAAAATTTCTCTCTATCGTTAGTTGTCAGCTTCACGATGTAAACACCGTTAGGAAGGTCACCAAACCAAATACCTTGAGTTTGAAAACCTCTTTCAGTGATTTTACTAGAAACTGACTTAACAATCTGGCCCTGAGAGTTAAGAACCAGACCGCTAAAGTTTGTAAAGTCTTCAATGTAAAAGTCTACAACCAACCAATGGTTAGTAAGATCAGTTACAGGATTAGGATAAGTAATAAATCCAGTGAGTAGAGCTCTAGTCTCTTCATCCATATCGGCTCTACCGTTGATCACAGAACCGTCATTTGGTGAAGGACGGATAGACATATCATAAGCATTCTCATCACCTGCAGCTTTATTAAAGATTGCAAGAGGAGAAGTTCTCCATCCAAGAATAGACTTAACTGCAAATCTGAAAGTAAATACTTGAGACGGTCCTTGAAGAAGAGCGGGGTTCATCTTATCTTCGTGACCAGCCCAGAATACACCACCATCTTTAAACGTCATAAATGATGTCCACTTTGAAGCAGAATCTCCCATATTCAGAGACACAAACTCAAATACCGCAGTATCATACTGGATTCCCATCTGCAGAGCTCCAACCTTATTACCAAACGTGTACACTGTCACAGGTACATCAATGTAATTATCAGTTGTTACAATAAGCTTAGGAATTCTAAATTCAATTGAGTCTGGCTTATTAGAGAAGTATACGGCTGGATCAAGAATATAATCTGTACCAGATCCAGGGTTTGCCATCTTAGCAAGAATGGTTGCAGGGTTGTTGTATCCTGAAGTTGTAGCATCACCTACCACATATACATAAGGTTCTAGAGTATCAAGACTATTTACAATAGAATCAATTACGTATAGTCTAGGTACGTTTGTCCAGTTAGGTGTAGTAGTAGCAGCATTTGCAGTTGCCCACTGAGAAGGCCAAAGAACAGATACGTTATTAATACCTGTAAATAGTTGGTCCCAATCTGATTGGTTAAGAGCAAGTCTGTTAAATACAGCAAATGCATCTGATACAGTTACAGACTGACTCTCGTTAATATCACCTTCGTAGTATTCAATACCGCTTAGAGTATCTTGAGAAGATACGTGGTTAGCCAACTTGTAAGCATCTACAATAGTCAAAGCTCCACCATCAGACATAGAGTCTGTTTGTGCAGAGATTTTCATGTGCCAGTAGTTTGTATCAAGTGGGTGAGTGAACTCTACTAGACCAACCATATTGGTTGAGTCAGTAGCAATTGGTTGCCAAGTAGCAAGAGGTGTAGACTTAAGTCTCTTCTTAGCAGAGAACCAAACACCTTGAGCGGGTGAACCATCAGCGTTTCTAACCTTTACAGGGAACGTCATTGGGGTCATCTGGAAAGCACCACCGTAACTATAGAGCTCAAGGTTTACGTCAGTACCATTACCAATTGTTGCAAGAGCAGGATAATTACTAGATCCTGAAATTGCCATAGAAGTGGCTACACCATCATATGCACCAGAATGAAAAAGACGAAGCTTAAACATAGCCCCGTCTGCCCAGTCAAAGTTCGGTGTAGAACCAGTATATGATGCTACTACGTTAATGTAGCCAGCATTTGTAAAATAAGAACCGTACTTATCTGTAATAGGTTGTGCGGTCGGTCCCCAAAACATGACAGCGTTTGAAAACTTAGCGTTGTCATAGAAGAGTCGGAATTGTACAGCCTTTACCGGAGTAGCGGTAGGGTTAGCAAAGTGAACGTATACATCTGTGTACGTTGCCGGATAGTTATCCAGTGTAAATAGAGTATCTACAAGGATATAAGGGTCGTTACTTGCGGGTGCTACAAGTATTTCATTAGCACCGTTTTGAGCAAGAACGCTTAAAGAAATAAGAGAAGTCGAGAGACTCCACCAAAACTTTTTCATGTGCGGATAGCATTATGGGTTTCATAAAAGTTGTTGGTTTTGTCTCATATATAAGATACGAAATTCAGTCTAATTGTCTAACTTTAACCCCCTTTAAATAATAAAAGATGTTTAAATTCAGTTATAATCACTGGTTCCACTTAGAGTTTCTAAGTAATAACAACACCTTATTAGGTGTAAACCTTTCAAAGATTATTTATGGATACCAGAAAGATGAAACCTCAGAAATAATTGAAGCTAACGGTTACTCCCTTGAAATAGGGATACTAATCGCAAAGCTTACAGTTATACTTTAGTTTCCGGTGTAATCGGAATCTACTGTATCAAAACCTTTCCAGCGGTTGATGGTGTATAGAGCCGGGATAACGTCACCCCATTCTTTTGCAAGTTTGAGTTGTCCCGCTCTAGTACCTCTTTGATAATACACCTCTTTATTTTCAAGCAGTTCTTGATTGCTCTGAACAATACCGTAGTAAGAGAATTGCATAGTTTTCCAAAAAGCTTCTACAAATTGATTTGCATACTTGAAAGAAGCAATTGGATTTTCACTTAATGTCAAGAAGTCTGCAGGGTTTATAAAGAAAGCTAGATCGTTTCCAACTTTGTCATTCAAGAAAGACAATCCGTTAAAACTTCTTCTAAAAGTGAAGAAAGCATCGTCATCATCCTCATCATCTCCCAAATCTTTTAAAGATGCTATAAGATTTCCAAGCATAAAAGTAGAAGTGAAGAACACTAATTGCGCACCAACTTTTCCAATATTGGCTTTCTGATCTTTTTCTAAAGAATTCCAGGCCTCTGATGAATTTCTTACTCCGAATGTCTTAAGAGCAGCAATAAACTTAATTAAGCTCACATATCTTCCTTCATACCAACCAAGGTTCTCATCAAAGTATCTTCCCTTAAAGTGAGCTTTAAAGGAGGGGTAAACCCATTTGTGGAACTGCATTGCTGCAGCACCAATAGCATTATCTTGTATTGCTACTCTGTCTTCTGCAGCGTAGTTACCGTGAATTTGTTTGTTTACTTCGTATATATAATTCTGAACCATTCTCTTTTGGTCATCATCATACTTAACTTTTTCACCAGCACCGCCACCGTAATCATTAATTATGTACCAATCACCATCCTTAAGCTTTAAAGTCCTTGCATCAGGATCCCAATCATAGGCATCAAGAGCAGAAGTCTGAGAACCGTTCTCCTCATTAACTAGTTTAATTTTAGCAAGCATTGCTAAACCAGTACTTGATTGAATTAAAAATTCACCTCCATCTTGGAAAAAGTAGCTACCCGGTATTTGATTAGCATTACCACGCTCATCTTCACTAATGAGATGCCTAGGCATATTAAAATATCTTATAAGAGCTTCCGTCTTTGAACCAGGTTGATCGTCTACAAGCTCAAGATTAGCATTAAATCCAGACATTGTTTTCTGAATCTTATTAGGAAAGTAATCTGTATAGAGTAACTTTCTTGCATGAGCTAAACCTTTAGCACTAAAATGAACACCGGCAAAACCTTCAATGTGGTTTGCAACACCACCAAACGCCAAGTTAGCAGCGTTACCCCAAACGTTGTAACCAACATATACTAATGAAGAAGCGCTTACTATTTTCTTTAAAGCAAGACTTCCAATTTTTGACATTCCGCTCAAGTCTTCAAAGTAGTTCTCTTCATAATAGATTTGCTTAAACCACTTCTCAAGCCTTTTAACTGTTGCAGAACTTTCTGTAGCGGTTACATTCTCAAAAGCAGGCTTACCTGTGAGTGAGTTAAACTTCTTTCTTGTGTAGTAAGTTCTGTTAGTAGCAGCTTCTTTAAGCATAAGGAAGGTGTCTTCAGCAGCCATCTTTTGCTCATATATAGAAACCTGATTGTGAAATATCTTCATAGACTTAAGAACATCTCTACTTACAATATTCTTTTGAGGTCTTCTATTTAATCGTGCTCTTTCTTCTTTGAGATCTTTAAGGAGTTTTTCATGCTCAGCAAAGGAAATCTTCTTAGAGAGGAGATCTTCTTTCAAAGTTGAAAGTTGATCATTGATCTTATTTATTTTTTCTTGAACATTATCATCAAATGTTCCAGTCATAAACAAAGGCAGAGATGAAACAGGTCTTCCCTTTTCATCAATCTTGGTTCTTCTTACAGCAGGTATAGGAAGATTCCAATCAAAAAAGAAATCCTTTAGACTATAAAGCATTCTTACTATAGCCCTAAGAGGTACAGTAGGGATATGTGCAAACTGCTCACTGTAATCATTGTAAGAAGGTACTCTATGCTTATAACGTTCTTGTACATCATCCGGAAGTTTTGCCATTACTCCCTTCTGCATTTCGTTCACATAGAAGTTATAAAACTTACTTTGTGCTCTTTCAAGATCTGTTCTAGGATTTAACAGAATACTATACTTAGCGTTTGTAAAGCTTTTACCGGAAGGATCTCTTGCATCTAATCTTGGTTCAACATACTTACGTTTAGGAACTTCAATGGTTCTGGTTGTAGCTACACCGGTATAACCCTTACCACTTCTAACGGGAAGAGTTACATCGTGAAGAACATTGTAGTATTTGTTTCTAAATACTCGGTATTGACTATCGCTTACCTGTGGTCTTTTTACCCAAGCCCTTCCATTAAAGTATTCAAATCTAGATCTTGCTGCTTTAAATTCATCGGTGTACTTGTGGTATTCACCATCTTTAAACGTACCATTCTCAATAATCTCAGCTCTTCTAAATCTATTATAAGCTTCTCTTTTTTCAAAAAGTTCTTTGTTGTGTTGAATGTGCTTAGGATCAGCAGAAAGAGGATCTTTAATCTCATAGTAGTTTATCCACTTACCATCGGCGTCATAAAGATCTTTTCTAGAATTATCCTCCATTTCATAATATGCAGTAGAATAAGGGTCAACAACTACAAGGTCTCCTTTAGCATCAACCTCATACATAAAACCATAGTCTACAACTCTTCCTGGAGAAAGTCTAATCAAATCTGCAGCAGCCTCATCAGCTCTCTTATTGAAAGCACGAGAATTATCTTGAGCAGTCAACAACTGTCTTTTAAATCTCTTAGCAATAATTCTAAGAAGTACATCTGTACTAGTATCAAGATCACCAATCGCAGCATCAACTCCTGAAATAGTCTCAGCTTCTTTTAAAGCTTGATCAATCTCCTCATCTGTAAGTTTTTGAGAAGTACCAGTTTTAATTATATATTTTACATGCTGTTCTTTAGCAGCATGTACAACGGCTAATGCCTCGTTTAAAGCTAATACCATTTTATCATAGAGCTTTTGCTGCTCTAATGGAAGTTCTGGTCGTAGTTCACCTGAAGCTCTTTGAATATCACTATATGTTTCTAGAAAATTTGAAGCATTAGTAATGATACCAGCAGCCCTCTCAGACTCAACGTTTTCTTTATTTGAAAGAAAGTCAATGATTTTTTGCATGTCCTCCGTAGCATAACGAAGAAATCTAGAGTAAGCAAGTATTGCTCTACCAGACTTACCCTCTTTCTCTATTACAAACAAAAGATCTTGCAGCTTATTAATGGTATCTTCAGCCTTTGGTACAAACAATCTATTGTTATCATCTCTGAGATTCACTCTTTCACGATAGATATCGGAAAGATTCTTTAATCTCATAGTCAAAGGCTTAATAATTGAGTTCTCTATTAAGAGTTGAGCTCTTTTCTGAGGTAGTGATTTCTCAGTGTCAGCTTCTTCAAACAATGCTTGACCTACTGGATTACCACTGTAATGAGTTTTTTCTGCAATGATTGCGTCAGCAAGCATAGACTCCTCATAATACATGTTCTCTGAACGACCTTCATCTACAATACCATTGATACCTGTCTCAGTCTCATTAATATTGACTTTGTATCTGTGAGTATATGCTTCTGTAACTTTAAAACCAGCAGCCTCCAACATTCTAGTATACACATTTACCTGAAGAATATGCTGCTGATGTTTTGTAAGCTTTGAAGCCAGACCCTTTTCTACAAGAATTGAATCATTCTCAAGGTCGTATGCAGTGTGGTAGTAAGAAATCTTACCGTTATTGTTTTTCTCTTTTACAGAAGTCTTTGATGTTTTAAGATCAAGAACCTGCATGCTTCCGTTTCTTTTTACAACAAGCACGTCTATAGAACCGGCAATACCAGCTTCTACATTTTGAACAACCACTTGAGGAATAAGCACTGAGCCCATCTCAAGATGAGTTCTTACAACAGCTTCCATCTCACTCCAGATATCATTCAGAGTTTCAGTAGAAACCTCTAGTGTCTTTTTATTACCCTGCTCATCAAAGTAATCCAAAGAAACATCGGTTAATCTTTTACCTGTAATAATACCCTCCAGCATTCTATCAGCAAGATTACCTATTTCTCTATTAAGTAAATAGTTATCTATTTTAGAAGAGCCCTTGATAGCTGTTGTAGTAGACTTTAAAATCTGACCGGTTTGTCTATCTACATAAGTGTGAGACGTAGGATCAAAGTCAGTTTTTTCAGTAAACTCAAGAACACTAATAACAGCATCTCGTTGAGCCTGGCTTGTAGACTGATCCGCAACTGTTTGATAGTAAGAAACCTTTACAGGGTCTATTGCTTTTTCAACATACATGTTTTTCAGCATCTCTGAAACCTGCTCAGGAGAAGGTATAGCATCTCCATTACCAGCCTTTTGGTAAGAAGTAATAAGACTATCTACTAGAATATTATTACCGTTATAAGCACTTAACAAAGCCTGATATCCAGGATCATTAACATTAAAACAAGACGTTGCCATTTAATTATAGGTTGATTGTTATACCGTAACAAGTTTGCATTCTATCAATAATATCGTCAAGATTTTGCACACTTCTATTAACCTGAATCGTTTCTTCTATAAGATCCATAAATTTACTAAAACTTGAGACATCTATATTACCTGTCTCTAAAGTTGTAAATGCTTTATTTTCATATAGTTGACGAAGCTTATTACGATCTTGTTCGGTAAGCTGATATGTATTTAAAGTTTCAAGGAAAGAAGTTGGAACTTTTGTTATACGTCTTCCTCCAAGATTTGAATTTTCAAAGTCAATATTTCCAGCAAACTCACTATCAGTAGTTGTTGCTGTCAATACTGCATTTTTGATAATTGCAGATCTTTGTTCCACTGCTTCCTGTTCAAGCTTAGGATTTACAGGTGTAACCGTTCTTGTAGCAGCAGGTTCAGTCTTTAAAGTAGGAGTAGTAGCTTGAGATTCCAGTAGAGTGTAGTTTGGAAGATCACCAAAGATGTATCCTGCACCAGTTTGAGATCTGTTACCCTTTACATTAACTTTCTCGTACTGAGCAAATGAACCGAAGAACCCGGCTCTACCCAACTCTCTTTTAGAAGCATTCAATACAGCTACAACATTGTTATTACCAATTGAAATCTTTCTAGCCTTGCCGTCTGCAGTATTAAAGAATTCAGAATCAGTAACCCCACCATAGTAATAGTAAAGCTTGTAAAGATTTTTATCCTTAATTATGTATAACGGAAACTCTGTCTTAGTTCCTGATTCAAACTTCACACTGTTAAACTGTGAAGCACCAAATACAGGAGCTACCTTTTTAAAGTAATCGGCATATCCTTCAGACTCTTGATCAACATTAAGATTTTCTTCAAACGCTGATTGATATCCAAAGATGCTAACGTTTAAACGATCCTCTGTAACCTGCTTAAATAAAGCATCAAAGATTTCTTTTCTTTCATCTTTATAGTCAGGTGTAAACAAAGTCTTTATAGCATTTTGGTTTGCCGCATGCTTTGGCCAGTTTATAAGGAAGTCTCCAATAAACACATCCAACGGTCCACCAAATACTTTGCTTGACTTTGTAAGCATTCCTTCAGCATCTTTAAGAACGTTAATCGCCTCATTATTAGAAGCAAATATGTCTCTAAGTGCAATAGGTGCAACATAAGACAGGAAGCTTCCGCTCTTAAAGTTTAAGCCGTCTTTAACCATCAAGTAGTGTACAAGATCCAAGAATGCTGATCTAACAGTAATACCGTTATCAAGTACATCAGAATTACTAATACCATCTACAAAATCTCTGTAGAGCATATCACCAATTTCAGGTGACAGCTTGCTCCAGCTGTTAAGAGATACTCTATTTACCTGCTCACGGTTTTTAGTATTTGTCTGACCGTTAACCTTTTTAGCAGGATTAGAGAAAAGATAATCTTGAATAAATCTATTTCTAATACCCTTATCAGAGTAGTATCTTCTTAGTGAACCTACAATTTGAGTAATGTCTTTAACGGAAGGTTGACTAGTCTTAAGAGCTTCATAGATCAAAGCATTTGAAAGATTACTATTTCTCATATCACCATCTTCTAGCTTATTCATATAAGCAGAAGCAGTAATTACAGACATTAAGTCCTTTCTAATATTTTCAACAGCTCCTCTTTTAATGTAATCCGTAGGACTTAATACATTTTCAAGAGACTCCTGAACAAATCCAAACACAGGAGATCTATCAATAAACACCGTCCTAAACAGTTTTGATAATTCTTTAAGCGCTTTAATTTGAGTTGTAAGATAATCGTTGTTTGATATAGCGGTTGTAATACCTTCAACAGGGAAACCTGAATTTGAAATAGACTTAACACCTTCTTCGGTAGTAAACATATCGGCTAATTCAAGATATTTATCAAAGCTATCTGAATCTTTACCGACACCCTGGTTAAGCTTGGTCAGCTTAGCAAAGTCACTGAATATCTGAGCTTGTGTTTTTACTTTATCAAATTGAAACAAAAGCTTTAGCTGGTTCTCAACTTCTGAGATAGGCATTTCCTCAATAGCCTTTTCTATAGGCAATACCGAGTACTTTAAAGTTTCATATCCGGCAGAAGCATCTACTGCATTTTTGTATTGACTTATAGACTCAACATCGTCAGCTTCCGTTTTAAGTTTAGCTTTAAAGAGTTGAATCATTTGATCCATTATCTCTTTACTGCTTGCACCTTTATCCGCACTCTTAACCTTGATTGAAGATCTGGAGTTTTTAAGAGCATTTGAAAAGTGTCTAACAATAGGCTGATTGATAAACAATAGAGCGTCTTCTACTGAAACACCAAGAGAAGTCATGTATGCAACAACACCAGTTTGCTCAAGGCTCATACCGTACATCCTTGCAACAGGATTACTAGGGTTATCAACCATGATGCTCACAGTTTGAGACATGTTATCTGAAATGTCGTTACCGTCAGTATCAACAACATTTTCAAATGTGTTATATCGGTTACCATTTACTGTGAATCCAGCATCCTCATTACCAGAAACTCTTCCTAAGTTTAAAAGAGAGTAAGCAAGTACACCATTTACAGCTGGACCAATATTCTCAGCACCTTCTCTAATGTTACCAAAAGAATCAAGTTGACCAAGAATAGAATCGTGAATACCCACTTGAGCATCAATGAAGTTAGCAAACTCAGGTGATTCTTCTTTTACCTTTCTTTCAAAAGCATCATAAGAACCAGTCTTCATTGGTTGATAAGACTTAGGAATACCGCCATCTTTTGCAACAGTACGAGACTCAGAACCTTGTAGTGCTGTTTTTAGTTTAAGAATTCTGTTATTAATGTATTCAGGAGTAGCTCTATACTTCTCTTCTGTATACTCAATACCCATTTTCTGGGTAATACCTTCTCTTAATACTTCATTTGTAGGATCTTCATACTGTGAAAGCTCCAAAGCATACTCTTCATTATTATTAATGAGAGAGTTAAAGTAAGCAGCCTTCTTTTCAGCTACAGTTTTTTCTTCACCGTAAACAAGTTCTCTGTTTTCAAAACGATATGTAAAAGGACGATGAACAAAAATAGAGTCAATGTCAAAGTCCCAACCAGTAATATCAATCAACTCTTGCGGGAGAATAGCACTTGAACCATAGTAAGCAGGCATATAATCAACAACCTTACTGTTTGTTGCAGATTGGCTTGCTTGAGAAGGAATACGAACTGAATGCATTGTTCTTTCACTATCAAGTGATTTACCTCTAAAGTGAGAGGGCATTAGCATTTCAGCATAAGTATCTATGATTTTACCAGCCTTATCGTAAACCTTTACATCATGTCTAAGACGATCATCATAAACATTTTCTCTTTCAGCTTCTGACATTCTCAGATATTCATCTGATGTTACAATAGTATCTACGCTAGTACCATTAGAAGTAGCAGTGTTTGCTCTTCTTCTAATTATAATACCAGAGTCTGAAATCAAGGTAAGCTTATAACCAGGAATAATATCTTTACCTACACCCTTACTAAAGTAGCTAAGGAACAAAGTATAGAATCTTGATAATGTTACAGGGTTATTAAGATTAATATCACCACGCTCAAATATTTCAATTTCCTGTGGGGATGCTCCAATACTCTTTAAAGTATCAACAGCTTCAAGTCTGAATGAATCCAACTTAGGCGTAACCTTACCGAGATCCAAAGACTTTGTAAACTCATCAAGAACATCCTCAATTTCAAAAGTTTTCTTTCTTCTTTCAAAGTACTTACTCTCTGTTCTTTTAGCACTAAGCTGTAACAACTCTTTAATAGCTGCAACTGCAGAAACTTCTTGACCGTCAACATATACTTTATCAGCATTTGAAAATCCTGAAATAAGGATACTCTTCATCTGTGTAGGATCTGTAACCTTGGTTTTGTTTGAAGGAGTCTCCGTAGACAGATATAAGAAGTTAGGATCAAGAGCATTAAAATGCTTTTTAAACAAGACTTCATTATAAGGAGTAATGTCGGTTCTACTTGATACAGCATTTTTAGCAAAAGTCTTTTCAGCACTTTCAGGGTGACCAAATGCAACCGTTGCAGTTTCTTCTGCTTTTTCTAACACTCTTCTAAGATTATCAAGGAAAGCTCCAGAAGAACTAAATTTTGTAGTTAGCTCAGGTGTAAGAACAACAGCCGACATCTTTAAATATGTCTCACCATCATAGTAAACAAGTTTAAGAGAATTGGTTTGTGAATTGTACTGAATAGTACCATTTAAACCAAAGACTTCTTCTTCACTAACAGGCAACCCGTTTTCTATTTTATCCAAGAAATTTGCAACAGCGGGTTCTCTAAGTCTACCCATACCAAAAAGTATGTGACGAAGACCATTAACGGTCATGTATAACTGACCATCATCTCTTTTAGTTCCTTCTGGAGAAACATCATCTGGAAAAGTAATATGAACAAGATCTCCCTTAGCATCAAACTTTTTATTAATACCAAGTTCTGGTGCTAAAGTGCTGTGAGATGTAGATATACCAGAGGCATTAAGACCTTTTGCTCTTTTAACAACGTTTTTAGAATCTTTAAACTGCTTAGTGTGGTCACCCATCAAAAGCTGGTTAAAAGAAGAAACGTTCAAGAAATCAGATAAAAAGATTTGAGCAATAGAAGCTTCAAGTCTAATATTCTTAACACCTGGTGCATCTTTCTCCTGCATAGGAAAAAGATTCAAGTCTTCTACAAATCTTGCAGCTTTAGAAGCAGCTATTCCAGAACGACCAACAACTGACACTAAAGGACTATCTCCTATTTCAAGCAATCCTTTTCTTCTTTGTAAAAGATTGTTCTGAATAAGCTTATCAATAAATTGATCTACGCTTTTGATAAGAGAGGATTCTAGATTCTTTCTAAGTTCTGCGTCGGTTGCCTGACCACTTTCAATCTTTTCAGAAAATTCTGCACCAAGGAGAGCTCTTAAATTATGAGAAAGTTTTAATCCAAGTTTACTACCAGTATGATAGTTTTGAATAATATCAAAATCAAGTTCAGATTCATCAAGTGCAATATTCTCAACCTTTTCAATCTGATCCTGAACCTCTGCAATTCTTCTAACGTCTCTTTCTACCTCAGCAACTAGCGCATCCAGGTATTCTGAATTAACTGTCCAACCGGTAGTCTTAAAGTCTACTGCTTTTGTAACAGGAAGATTTACCGTCATACCGGTACTTGCAGCTTCTAGTACTCTGATAAAATGGGGTACTGTAACAACACCATTTATAACCTCTACCTCTGTGTACTGAGAAAGAATATTAAACAAGAACTCTCTATCAGTGTAGTCAGCGTATACAGTACCGGCTTGTTGGTTAAAGCTTACACCTGCATTATCTAGACTTCTAGCAGCGAGACCGTCAATTGACTTAGTATTAATCTCAGGAAGTATTGCCAAGAACTCTTTGTTATTAGCCAAATAGTTATCAGCTCTGTATGCATCTGTAGGAAGTCCTTGCTTTAAAGCTTGAACCAACTTAGTAAGTACAGTCTTTACCTGGTAAGTCTGAATCTTGTTACCGTTAGCATTTGTAAAGCTTGTTGTATCAATGTTCTCATTGAAGAAGACATTACCCGAAGCAAGGGCTTTTACTCTACCACCAACAGTGTACAATTCTTCATTAGAACTTTCTGAATCATCTCTAAGGAAAAGACCCGTTCCCTTATTCTCAAGTAAAGATTTACCAATTTGATTTAGGATCTCAGGTGTCAATACGGGTAAAGACAAAAGTCTAACTGTTGAAAGAACTTCAGCGTTAGCTTCAGTCATTTCAAGTTTATTCTCAGAGATCTTGTACTTGTACCAAGAGTATTCGTAGAAAGCTGAAGCTATTTCAATTCCAGTAATATCACCAAAACGAGTAAGCCCGTCTTTTACTGCTGTTGAAACACTCTGATCATAAACAGCAACGTTATTTACAATAGAGGTAAGATTAGAAAGTATATCAGCAGCTTCTTTTGCAGTCTCATCCGTTATTGAATCAACCTTTGCATTGTAAGCAGATCTCCAAGAATCATATTGAAGAGTTCCCTCAGATCTTCTGTTGGCGTCATAAGACTTCTTCTTCTTATTTCTAGAGTCAACCGCTGTAAATGTGTAGTCTCTCTTACTCTTTTCAGCAAACGCCTTTATAAACGCTTGGTATGTAGCAGCGTTTCTAACGTTAAGCAAGCTTTGCTTTGTTATAGCACCTGAATCATCTGCAACAATATTAAACACCTTAAACGCGTGATTGATAAACTGAACACCATGAGAGTTCTTACTAGAATCTGAATTAAATCTAGTAAACGCAAGCATTCTGTTTAGTGCTTCAATTTCATCAACGCTATCTGCAGTGATTCTTGTGATAGTATTGTAAACCAATTGTACTGAAGCAGGAACAATAATTCTTTCTTCTGTAAGATTGCCTTCTCTATCTACAAAGAACTCATTTCCAAAAGCATCAGCTTCTACAACAGGAGTGGTGCTTATCAAAGCTTTTACCACTGTCGGCAACGATGTTACACCATCAAGCTCTTCTTTACTCTTAAAGAATGACTTAGCGGTATTACCACCAAAGTCTTCTTCAAGTTCTTCTTGAGCATCATTCAAAAGATTTCTAACGTTATTAAACGTCTTTAAAGATTCTCTAATGTGCTGTTCAATTTCAGAACGGTTAACCGGAGACTTCAATGCTGAGAGAAGAGCAGAAGCTCTTTCTTTAAGTTCAACATTTGAATATCTTTCAGGATTAAACAGTCTAGCAAAATCTATAATAGCAAACTTGATTGCTTCACTTGTACGAATTGACGGATCAGCCTGCAAGGTTGTGTAAACTCTAGATACCAAAGCAGACATCAAGTACTGAGTATCTTGTGAATTTACATATTGAGGAATTACCTCTATGCCGCTTCCAGTAGAAACACTAACCGAACCTTTGTTCAGCATTACAGCAAAGGCTACATCACCTCCATTGTTTATTGCAGATCTGGTATATCTGTTATTAGCAATACCGGCTTTTCTAAATCTTCCGTCAGCAATTCCCTCAAACAAATCATCGTTAGATTCAAATCTAGGACGATAAACTTTAAAGAGATTAATCAAAAAGTCAATAATCTTTCTAAAAGTAGACTTGTTTGATACAGCGGTATTTGTAGCTCTTGGATTCTTTTTAAACTCTTCAAACGTATCAGCAAGATATTCTTCTACAACTCTTTCTTTAAGCTCTTGAGTAGTCATTGAAGAGTAGAAAGGTTGCTTTCTATACTCATTCATTACAGAATCAAGACTTCTACCTTCAGCCTTAAGCTTTTGCGTAAGTTCTTTTTCACCCTGTGCAAGAGCTTTCTGTATTTCCTTATCGGTTAAGATTAATCTAAATATTGAGTGAAAAGCTTCGTGATATTTAGCTGGAGAGTCTTTAACAATCTCAATTAGACCAGAGATCTCATTGATGTTATCTGCTGCATTCTTTACAATAGTAGAGAATCTACCAACAGTAATTCCTTCACTGATCATTCGATCAGCAATAGTCTCTACTGTAGCAACCTCAATGTAACTAGGCAAAGAGTTCTTAACCCAATCCAGGAAGTTTGCAAGTTCTTGCTGAGTCTCTGGAGTGTAAGAATCAACATTCTTGTAAGCAATATTTAATTGCTTCTTAAGCTCATTAACCCTGTTCTCTAATCTGTCAAGTTCAGGATTATCAAAAGTTTGATCAATGTCTAATCCTTCCTTGTAGCTTTCAAGCTCAGCTTCCGCAACAAGCAAGTCCCCTCTTAACAAATCTAAATTAGATAATGTAGGAACATCAGATATTTCTGAATCACTTGTTGGAACATCTACAACTGGCTCTGTAATGGTAGGAAGCTCTTCTTGTACTACAGCTGGTGCCGGCTTGCTAGTCATATCTTCAACTACTGCACCCATAGGTGTAGAACCCGCCACATCAACGATCTTAACACCATTAACAGAGATCATCTCCGGATGAGTAACATTGCTCTTAGTATTAGCAAGATCGTCTTGTGTAATATTCTTAGAAATATTCTGATAGAAGTTATCAGCACCCACAGGATCGAGCTTTACATACTTAAGGTTAGCACTCTTATCAAGTTGCTTATTGTTTTCCTCAATTGCAATATTAAAGAGATTGATAAACTCTTCCAGTGATTTAGCAGTAGGAGCAAAACGAATCTTTTGTTCAGCTTTTACAGAACCACTTAAAGGCAAGAAAGAAGCTTCAATAAGCTTATCCTCAGTTCCTACAATATTAAAAGTAACCTTATACTTGACATTGCTATCGTTAAAGGTGTCCTTTCCGGTGTAGGCAAAGAATAACTTACTATTAAACTGATCACCAAATTCTTTCTTGTTTAGCTTTTTATTACTTGCCGCAGCAACCAATTCTTTAACCAAAGCTTCAGCTTCGGTTGCTTCCATTTGCTTAGCGCTAAGTTCAGTAAAGATTACTCTACCATTAGGAATCTTTGATACAAGAACGTAACGCCCAAGATTCTCATATACTGCTTTAGAGCTGTTGACTACACTTGTAATTTCTTTAACTTGATCAAATGTCAAAGAACCAGAAAGAACAATAGGAGCATCTCCTTGGTATCTATCAATTACAACAGTAGAACCGTCGTAAGTCTTATACTTAAGATCTGAAAAAGATACTTTGTCCTCTCCAGCAAATAAATATCCAGGAGAAGCAAGACTCAAAGTTGCAAACTGACTTACTTCAGAGTACGGTATTCTAGCCATGTTGTTAGAACCTCGTGCAGATACTAAGTAATCGTAAAGATTTAAACTATTGTTGTATGCTCTGATTACATTATCTGCATTAGGTGTACCGTAAAAAAGGTCAGCGTTAACCATTTCTTTAGTAAGAGTTTCCATTCTCTTACCGTCAGCAGAGTAAAATATATACTCTCTAGGATCATTAAGATATCCAAGAAGCAAAGGTTCACCTGTAAGATCTACAGCATATACAGCAACAGATCCTCTATCAGTAGAACGCTTCTTTATTCTTGGGTTTTCACCTCTTCCTCCGTATTGAAGATTGGTTTCGGTAAGCTCACCACCACTAGGTGCAGATACTTCAAACACCAAACTTTCAAGGAACTCCGTTTCACTAACAGAATTGTAGTATTCTGAAAGCTTTACATTATGCTCTCCTGTGACAAATTGCGGTCTCTTAACGTAACCAAATTCTGCAGTAGGGCTAAGCTTAGATGCGTCTTCTGAAACTTTAATGTCTGTTTGTACAGTGTAACCATTAAAGTTTTTAATTGTCTCAGGACGATTCTTACTATTCTGCTTTTGAATTTGAATAGCATTTACTCTACCTGTCTCATCTGTACTAGCAACACCAATAACTTGATATCTTGTACCGTTAGAATTAAGTATTACTGTTCCAGGACGAAGAACATTACCGTCAAAAGTAAATCTGTTCTTCTTTGTGTTTACAGATCCTGTCTCAAGAAAATCAGCTAAGGCGTTTTTAGCAGCGTCAAGATCTACATAAATCTTATCATTAGCGTGAATTACCTCATTAGGAACCTGCTGAGAGTTAATTACCCAGTATTGAACCTGAGCAGTTGATCCCTCTGCAACATTCTCATAATCTTCTAGCGAAACTAAGTAAACATCTTGTTCTGGATAGCTTGCAAGTAGTTTAACACCCTCACCTAATTCATTCTCAAAACCTTCAACCTTAGCAACCTTAACAAACTTTGAAAGGAATACCCCTAGATCTTGATACTTTTCACCTTTAATGATGCTATCAAATGCATCATTAAGAACTTGACTGTTCAAAGCTTCTTGGCTACCAAGATATCTCTTCAAAGAATCATTAACAAACGAAGAAAGTTTCTTAGCATCAACAGCTTTCTTAATAAAAGCCATAAACGCTGTACCTTCAGATGTGACAATAAACTCAAACGCTTCTCTATTATCACCAACAGCATCCATAAAGTCTGCAAGAACTTCTGCAACTTCTGGTATCTCAGCAACCAAGGCTCTGTAAGCTTGAGGATTATCCATCTCAGCAGCTGAAATTTGAGCAACTATTTTAATAGCCTCAGCCGTCTTTCTTGCTTCTTCTGTATCAGCAGCTTTAGGTTGAGCCTTTGCCTCTTCTTGTTGTTTAGCAATCTCTTGCTCTTTTACATCTTCTTCTTTAGTTAAAGCGTAAGGCTTAAGTATTGTCTGAAGAACCCCTTCGACAGAAGGATCTGTTGTTGGTACGGTTGTACCATTCTTTAAAGAAATAAGATTTTGTGGAATCTTACCTTCTTCAATGTATGGCATAAGCTCTTCCTCCGGAATAGCATAGCCCGCTTCTTTTAGACTGTGAAGGTTTTGATTCTGTGCAACAGCAGACATAAAGTTGTCTACAGATCTCTTGATGTATTTTCTTTTGTTTACAAAAACATCATTCATTGCAGCACTATGCCTTTTAGCATAATCTATAAGTGTGCTGTAGTTACCTAACGCAGCTGCACGTGCACCAAGTTGAAGACTATCAATATCGTTTCTTTGGTAGTCTTTAAGCTGTGCAAATAGTTCATTGAAAGAATCCTCAGAGTATTGTGACTCTACTTCAGATACTTCATTAAGATGATTAACTACCTTAGCAAAAGATGACTTTAATTTAGCTTCTTTACGCTTAGTACCCTTACCTTCTTTCTCGGCAGCATAAAAAGCATTTAGAGCATCATTGTATTCAGTAAGAACTTTTAGTCTAGCTTTCTTATTAGCAATAATTTTCTTTTGATCTGGTGTAACAGCTGCATCTTCCGCAAGCACTTCATCAGAAAGTAAAGACATCTCTTTACGTAGATTGCTCAAGTTTGTAATTACATCTACATCAAGACTTGTAATCTTAGGAGCAATAGAAGTGGAACCAAATGCAGACTTTAAAGAAGCATTTCTTTCTTTAAGTTTGTCAATGGTCTCACCCATAAAGATGTAATCTCTAAGCGCTTCCTCATAACCTTTGTTTGCCAAGTATGCTTGGTTGTATGCATCAGTTGCATATTCATACATTGAGTAATCAAACGGATTAGGATACTTAGACTTAACGCTATCGTATCTATTTTTAATTTCGTTTGCTCTCTGTATAGTCTTATCAATTCTAGCTCTAGCTTCTTCCGCATTAGCAGATCCGGTTGCCTCTACAATACCAACATCATCAAGCTGCTTAAGAGTAGCAAGTTTACCTGTAAGCAAATCAAATGTTCCCGTATCAAGAGCAGTGTAGATCTTATTAAATCTTAACTCTTCTGCAGCATCTCTTACAAGCTTCTCATCCTGGATAAGGTTTCCAATTTGAATTTGCCGTAGAAGCTTTTTAGTATCCTCATTGGTTCTAATAGAGCGTTCAAAAAGATCAACCGGTGATTGAATTGCAGAATTAATAGTATCAGCAAGCTCATTATTTATCTTTTGCTGCTCAGCCTTATATGCCTGATATCTTTCTTTAAAAGACATCTTCTCTCCAGACTCATTTGTCTGGTTTATAAAAGTATTGATACCTGCATTAATCTTAGCTGCTTTTGCAACTTTACTCATTGCACCTCCGGCAACACCACCAACAAAAGCTCCTGACAAAAATGCTAGCCCTTCATCGGCTCCAGTGTTACTAATGTTCTCTTTAAGATATCCCATCACATCCATTTTGGGAATACCCATAGGACTAGATAGAATATCACCATAGTAATCTTCCATTGTTTTAGAAGCATACTCTTGAAACACTTCTTGAGCACCTTCACCAAGTCCGTTCTTTAAGAATGCACTACCTCTAGTCAAATATTTTCCAGGTTGAAGTAAAGAATTTAAAAACTCTTTACCCTCAAGCATTACGCTTTTTCTAGCACTAGCCCCCAACACTTGCTTTGCCGCAACTGTACCGTCAGCATTTTTAACAATACCTTGTAAGTTAGCACCAATACCTCTAGAAATTGTTTTATCTAGCTTATTAAGCATAGGTCCAAAAAGAAGCTTATCTGTAAAAAGAATTACAGGCAAGTTCCAAGCGGTTGTTCTTGCTCCAGCTTCAGTTACTTTTTCTTTAATCTCAGCTAATTCTTCTTCATTTGGAAGTCTTCCGTTAGTTTCATAAAACTCGTTTAGAGCTTTATCACTAAGATTCTTTGCAACAAAACCTCCTTCAAGACTAGCTTCTACTGCGGCAGCTTTAAAAATTTGACCATCACGCATTACAGCACCAACACCTTTACCAATAGACGGTAGTGCCGTGCCAGCACTTGCAGCTTTAGCTACATCATCAATATATCCTACAGTATTTTCTAAAGGATTAAAAAACTTTAGAATAGGATTACCTGTAATCTTTGCAATTTGCGGTGAACTGGTGGCCAACCAATCAGCTACAGCACCAGCACCTCTAACTGTTTCAGCATTCTTTAGTACAGTACTTGTTGCGCTAGCAGCTTGTGCTGCTTTTGCTGCAGCAGTAGCATCAGCAGCTTTATCAATAATTCTTAAACCCTGACCAATTTTACGACCAATATTTAAAAATCCTGCAGCACCACCGGCTTCAGCAGTAGCTAAGCCAAGTGCTGCACTTTCGGGCAGTGAACCCAAAACCATTCCGCCAATAAAGCCTAACTGGGTTACACCATTAGCAATGAATCCAGTAGCACCACCTTTTGTAGAACCGTAGATTCTATTAATATCTTCAAATTCAGCTGCAGCACCCATATCTGGAGCCATCAACCCTTTAAAGTCAAGAGTTAAAATGTCTGCAGTACCTTTCAGCATATCAAAAGCAGTGCTGCCGGTTAACATTGCAGCACCCTGAAGACCTCTCCAAAGTTCTCCTGCAAAGTTTGCTTCAGCATTATAGATTGCATCATTGTCTCTATAAGGAGAGAAGCCTAATTCATCAAAGTTTGAACGACGAGCATAACGCTCATAGTTGGTCTCATACAATCCAAAGTTTTCATTTGGAAACCTTGTAAACAACGGATTTGGCTCGGGTCTAAACTCCGGAGCAACTTTAGCTAAAACCCTATCAAAACGAGCTAATGTTTCGCTATCTATATTAGGTTTTGCAGCATTAGTATTACCGCCAAGAAACAAAGGATTAGTATTTAATTCCATTGATGTTATTTTTCTAGTCTCAAATTTTCGGCCGCGTAATCATTTAACAAACCATCAATCCATTCTCTAGCTTGCTGAACAGTTAAACGATTAGTATTAATATAGTCATTTATTTTTTTTGAGATATTAACCTCTCTATAATCACCTTTACTCGGATCGTAAATATACGCATCTCCATAGTATTGATAAGAACCATTACCATTTCTAGTAATAGTAATCTTACCACCATCATAGTAGTTACCACCTATAGTTAACTCTCCACCGTTAACATTAATAGCCGCTTCAATTGGAGTAGTTCTAAAATCAAAAGTGCTTTTAGGTAGCGCACCAGCCGGAGCTAGTTTAACAACAACACCTTGAGCAAGCAGATCTGAATTAACACCTCTAGACCGTAAGGGTCCAGGGTTTTCTTTAGATCCCATTAGTTCATCAGTAGTTTTAGGATCAGGAATAATTCTAATAAACTGATTACCATCATTATCTTGAAATCCTTCAACCTGCATGTTTCTCGGATTTGTGTTACCTGTTGTTTTTGTATTTAAAACATTAACAATAGTATTAAAAGCTGTTTCAGCAGCATCTTGATTTGGAAGACTGCCACCAATAGCACTCTCCAATGTACCAAAACCAACAGAGCCAAGATTTTGAGATAAAGATTGACTAGCTTGATTAACAACAATATTAACCACAGAACCTTTTGAAGAAGCCATGCCAAAATTAGTACCTTTTCTTTCTTCAAGACCTACTCTTGTATCACGACCTTGCACAGCAGATGCTAAACTCTTTGCATTTTTAGCATAGTTCGTAGAAACTTCAGATGCTTTTCCTCTCCAAGTATCTGCATCAAATAAACTAAATCCACCAAACCAGGTATTCCAAGCATCGCTACCACTCTCAGTATTCCACCAGGTTTCAAGTTTTGGACTAACAACACGCCCAAGTGCAATATCAAACACTGATGGTAAAACTGAAGCAGCGGCTATTTGAGCATCTCTCCTAGCATTCCACTTTTCTTCAAACGTCTTTTTTACAGTTTCAGGGTTAACAATTCCTGAATTTACAATCTCACGCATTAAAGCAAAAGCTTGCTTACCTTCTTCATTATCACCAGCAGCAATAGACGAATTGTTTATTTCTTGTATCCAATTCTCTTGCTCCAGTTTAAGAAGGCCTTTTTCAGTACCAGTTTTTTCATTGTAAATTCTAATTTTCTGACGCAAACTAATTGCAGCATCAGAATCTTCAATATCTCTTGTACCTCTTTTGCTTACAACTTCAGCCTTGGATATATAAGACTGAAACTCTTTTTCTGTTAGTTTATCTAATCCATCAAGAGGAATAACTTTACCAGCAGAATTTCTAACGGGTGTTCCTGTAAGTTGAGACCATTGTTTAATTGCCTCATAGCCAGCATTACGAGCATCGGTAGTTCTCTCAGCAAGTTCCTTATAATTATAATTAGGATAATCTTCAGGATTTTTATCACTCATTACAGGATCTGTACCGGAAGAGATTGGAGTACCGGTTTGAGATACACCCATACCAGGAATTACTATCTCACCTTTAAGCTGTGCCATTCGGAAATCAGCATCAAATTGTCTTGCAACCTGTTGCTGATTTTTCCAATCATCAAGACCTGCTCTATGCTGAGCTAATGCATACTCATCAGCTTTCATACTTTGCTCTTCTCCTCTTCTAGAAAATACTTCGGCAATTTTAGTAATGCTAGCTTTGAAACCGATATCATCAATTTTTGATATAATACCGGCAATATTAGAAAAATCGTTACTAGATAGAGCTTCACTAATAGCAGGATCCAAAGAAGGTATTGATTCCTTCTTTGTCATTAGCTCATTAAACAATTCTACAACACTCTGTTGATCTCTTTGTCTACGAAGATTACCCGTTGCGGGTTGATTTTGTCTAGCTCTTTGAACTTCAGCATTACCATATTCAAGTTTTGCTAGTTCTTCATCATACTTGGCAACCTGCTTTCTGATTGGTTCAGAAATAGTATTCCACTTTGTTTTAAGATAAGCCATCTCTGCTCTAGTCTTATCTCCACCAAAAGCATCAAGATTGTTTTCTACAAAGCTTCTTCTTTCAACTCTAGACTGTACATTAAGGTAGTCTTTAACAAGAGGGTCCTCAGAAAATCTATTGTAGAGGTACTGATAAACATCATCCTCTATAAGCTTACCATTTTTACTGGTATAAATATATCCTCCAGATCTTTGATCATATGTTCTTTTCCAATCTTTATCCTCAAAATACTTTTCAGCTTGGGACCAAAGATCTATATTCTGTACATAACGAGGATTGCTGATACCTAAAATTGCATCACCCTTAGCATTTTTAAAATCCTCTACGCTAAACATTATATCCTGTACAGAGTAGGGGTTATAGAGAGATCTTACATTTTCATCTAATGAAGATCTAAGATTGTCTGCATAATCTAAATCCTTTTTAACCGCTTTAGTAAACATAATATCCTTTACATATCTAGGATTGTTTACCAAGCTATCAAAAATTGAATTAGCATTACTAAGATTTCTTGGATCGGTAAGATCAGTGCTGCCAACAATTTTAAGTTTGTTGTCAGCTTCTGTCATAAACTTATCTCTAAACTGCTGATTCTCTGAGTTTAACAAATCAGATTTCAAAAGCGTTGAATACTTATCGTAAAAGCTTTCAAATGCATTAGTCTGCATTTGCGCTAAAGTCTTTTGGCTACTGGACAAAAAGTCCCAATCCGGCGTGTACGGAAGTACTGCCGCAATCTGAGAGTTCTGTGCAATATTGTCTATATATGATGCCATATTTGATGTAGATCTACAGTAAAAGATACGGAAAAATCTTGTAAGTTTTTAAACCTTAAAGGTTTATGTCTTACTTTTAAATACCAAAAGAGTTTGGATCATAATATCCACCAGGACTTACAATTTGGGGACTTACTCCGTACATTTCAGCAAGTTGTTGTCTTTGTCTTAACTGATCAAGAGCAGCCAGTTCATCATCTCTTCTTTTTCTTGAACGAGTTCCGGTACTTTGACTACTTCCAGAGCCTCCTCCAAGTAAACTAGAGTAATATTGTTTAGTAAGCTCACTTCTATCTTCAGGTGTAAGATTTGGATCTTTTATGAAAGTTTCATAATTAGCTTTACGAGCATTCTCTGCACCCTGACTTTGCGGAGTATAATTCTCATAGTCAAACATTGCAGCAGACACACCCGGCATTAACTGAATGTTTCCAGTATTGTAGTATCTACCTTGATCAGGTGTAATCTGATAAAGCGGATTCATTTTATTATATGTATCAGCACGATACATATTATCCAGCAGACGATTAGCAAGAAGAGCATCATTTACTCTATATCTTCTCATCTTTTCATCAAATACTTCTTCAGTCTTTATAGTATCATCATAAACACTTTTACGAAGTAGTGCATTGGCTCTATCATTATCAGCCTTTACTCTTTGATTTACTTGTGCAGCCTGATTAGCAATACCTATAATTTGGTTACCCATTGTAGATGCAACATTGGCTGCTTGTTCACCAGCTTGTCCAGAAATTAATGAAGCCATTGCAGCCTGTCTTGCAGGACCAGCAAATGCACCAAGAGCCTCTACAGTACCTCTAGCACGTCCAGCAATTTGTTGTTGCTGGCGGGTATCATCAGGATATACAGCATCCATTAAGTCTAAAGGCAACTGAGGAGCCCAGGGGTATCTCCTTCTTTCAGAAGCTCTATTACGTCTAAGAGCTTCCAAGTTTCTAACATCTTGTTCAAAAGGTCTCAGCTTTCTTTCAGGAGCGGGTTCTGTAGAAGTATCATCTTTAGGTTTGCCTGTTTTCTGTGAACAAACTTGTTGCGCCTCAGCTTCAGATTTAAAAGGTCCTTTAACGTCTGTACCAGTAGGGGCTTGTGCTTGAGATCCAGGTCTAACACTTTGACCCATCACCTGACCATCTACACAGAAATAAACAGTATCACGTTGTACTTCATATTCACCTTCAGGTAGGAATCTATTAGTCGTATACGTTCCTAGTCTACTATCTATTTTGCTTCCTGGTTGTGCATTAGCGGCATTCTCCTCTGAAAATTTCAAAGTTCTTAGATCATTCTTTTCTTTCTCAGTAAGGGGCTCATATCCAGCATTACTTCTTTTTTGCTCATCCTCTTGAATAAACTGCTCAACTCTGGGGTTCCACCATTCTTGGTAAGCTTTAACTCTTGGATCTTTACTTTTTAAAGACTTCAAATCAAAATTACCTTGAGCATCTTTCCAGTCAGAAAAATCATAACCAAGACCCTCCATGCGATTTACCCAAGAAGGAAAATTCTTTTCAGCATCTTCATATACACCTGAATATCCGGGAACAAAATCTTGAACTCTAGAATAATCAATTCTATTAGGATCTGAATAATCTGCCTCACCAGCTAATGGTCTTAGTCCACGCTGCTGCATTACTTTTAATACAGTAGGGTTAATAGCAGAAAATTTATCACTTCTTGACTCTTTGCCATCTTGTGCTTTAGGGATATAACCACCATAAGCAGCCATAGGAGCACCCATAATACCTTCAGCATAATCAGCAGCTACTGCAGGAATACCCTGCGGAAATCCTTTCATTGCTTCTTGATAGAATGCAATCTCACCAGCTTTACCCTTATACTTATCAATCATAGTCTGTGCAGTTCTCTTTTGAATAGGATCTGCATTTTGATCGTACAAAGAATCAGTAAACTCGTTTAACTTAAGAAAAGGCTTTACAAGCTTGGCAGGTGTAGTAGGATTACTTTTTCCATACTTGGCAAGAAAATCTGGATCCTTAATCTTCATCTTTCTTGTATCAGAATAGATAAAAGATCCTGGATCAAGATTAAGAGGTGTGCCACCGTTAGAATGACGCTGACCACCAATCTCATATAAACCCATCTGACCGGTGCTACCAAGATCAGTCATAGCAATCTCACCCTTTTCAGCTTCAAGATTTGCCATACCTCTAGAAACAGGTGAAAGACTTTTATTAACCGATCCACCTTCTGCCATGTGAGCACTGTCTTTCATAACAGTACCATCAGGCATCATGTGATACCCTTTCGGCAAGCTCTTGATTCTTACTTTTCTTTTCATTAGTCAAGGATTTCAATTTCAGCTCCAAGAGCTACAAGTTGTCTAATTTGGCCTTCAGTCATTTCAATCTCACCACCCATTTGAGTATAGTAAGTTCTTGAAGACATTGTTTCGTCCGGTCTAAAGTTACCAAAAACATCATAGTTACCTCTTTCACCTGTTATTCCCATAGGAGCAGCTTGGTAAAGATTATCTGTAAATGATTGACGTTGAATCTCTCTTGCAGCCTGACGCTCTTTTCTATTTCTACCAAGCCATGCACCAGCATCAACTATACCACTGGCAATTGCTGCAGGTTTAGCAAAGTCACTTGCTTGTACCATGAATGATTGATCACCAATATTACCAGCAATAAAAGGATTAAATCCTCCTTTAGGTCCTTTAAGTCCAGCTACAAAGTCTTTAGTAGCATACATGTTCTTGCTTCTACCTGAGATGCGTCTTCCATAGATGCCATAGCTTGATTAAAAGCAAACTCATCTAAGGCCATTTGACCCATACCTGATCCAGCACCTCTTCTAGCCGGTGCAGGAATATCTGAAACAAATCCAGCAGGAGCTGCTTGCTGATCAAGAGAGTATTCTCTCATTCCAGCAATATCTGGACTAAGTGGTGCATCAGATAACCCTGCCATTCTAGAATTAAAATCTGCTTCATCCAAGTACATGTCACCCATTCCAGAACCACCCATTTGGTAGTCCATCATACCACCGTAAGCTTTAGCAAAGTTTCTAGCAAAGTTTGCTTTACGTCTCATCTCAGGTGAATATCTGCCCTCTGGTGCATCCAAAATCTTTTTGGCAGCTTCCTGTACACTAAGACCCATACGTGTAGCTTGTGCTTTAAAAGTACCTTTCTTAGCAGGATCTAGTTCAATACCACCATTTTTAAAGTAAGCCATTGCAATAAATGGTGTACCACCTTTAGCAAAACTTCCACCACACTCATAGCAAGGCATACCACCAGCAGCATACATATCACCACCGTACATCATGTTAGCCATGATCTTAGCTTGTACTTCTTTTGGTAATGCTTGGAATCCAGCATTCTGTGGCTCACCACCTTCAGCCCAAGTACCAAAACGCTTGTGCCAGTAAAGAGGACTAAACGGATCAGTAGCCTTAGCTGAGTTACGTCCACCCATTCTATCCCAGAATCTCTTTTGTCTGTTCTTGTTTCTGTGCTGAGTAAAATCACTCATACCCTTGTAGCCACCGTGTACTACTTTGTATTTATCACCTTTCTTGGCAAGTACCATCCACTTCTTACCAGGACGAGTAGACTGTCTCTTAGCACCAACTCTAGTAAAACCTTTATTTTTATAACGTTGAGGAATACCACCGTTAGCCATTTCTTCCATTTCACCCTCTTCCATCTCTTCACCTTCTTCGGTTTGAGGGGTGTACATCATGTAATCATAGATAGCGTCAGCACTATGATCCATTACAGCAAGTTTAGAAGCAATCCACGGTTCAACTTCTGAATCAGGTTTTACAAATTCACGGAGTTTAGAAAGTTTATCTGCAACAGCAGCCATCTGACCCAATGCCATTTCACCACCTTCATCCATCATTGGAAACTTATAGTCACCATACATGATACCACCATTAGCCATCATGCTTAAGTCTGCCATCATTTGATTAACTGAGTCTTGTACTTCCATACCGTCTTCTGCTTTACGGTAGCCACCACCCCTACGCTTGTATTCTTTTACAAGCCAAGCTGAACCGTAAGCACTAGGCCAACGGTCAAATTTTCTTTTTGCTTCTGCTTTAACTCTAGAGTAGAGTGCGGGGTTAGTAGGTTTATTAGCCATGATAAAATACAATAAGTCCTCTATATAATTTCGTTATTTTATGGGAGATTTCCAAATGTTAATCGTTACTAATAGCTTTTTGGTAAGCCTTTTGAAAATCTTTGAATGCTTCTTCTCTTGATTTGTACTTCAATACCCCATTACCATTATAGTTCTTCAACCAATATTCAAATAACTGACGTGAGTTATTTGGATCCGGTAATGCTTGTGGTGATAAAGCATATCTATATCTAGCTGCAGCCATTGCAGCAACAGGATTATCTTCTCTAAGAAGTTGATTAAACTTGTTCTTATCTGTAGGAAGATTTAATTTCTTAAAGTTTTCAAATTGTCTTTGCTGAGCAGTATTATAAGCACCCTGATTACCTCTACCAGTAAACATATCAGTTAAGGCAACAGGATCAATAGACATAAATGAAGATGTATAGTTTCTACCGTAAGCTTTTGGATTTGTACCATATGTATTCTCCATATAAGCAGTAGCCTGTAGTAGATTCTCAACAGCTTTTCTATTCTTAGGATCTTCTAGAGCAACAATCTGATTGATACCGTAATCAATTTGCTCAGGTCTAGAAAGTTTTCTCCAGTCTGTAGGTTTAGGTTTAGCCACTGGTTCATCCGGAGAAGCCATAAAAGATTTAAAAGCATCCACTACTGCATCTTTCATACCGGTAAAGAATGCGGGTGATAATCCTTCCGGCATCATAAAGCCACCAACTTGTGCCCTCTTATGATTATAATTAATTCTTTGTCCTGAAGTCTTTACACTTTTAAACTTAGCTTTCTCAGCAGATGACATTTCAGAAGTAGTCTTAGGTGTAGTAGAGTTTACTCTTCTACTTGGTCTACATGCAGGATACGGTCTACCGTCTTTGTCCTTACCAGAACGTCCACATTCTTTACCGGTCTTTACATCAACCCATTTCTCAGCAAACCATTGCTTTAAGCCACCAGACCCAAACTCCTCTAAATCACCACCATATTGTTTTTTAAAATATAAATCTTTAGAATGCTTAGGATCTATTTGTACATAACCATCTGGAAGATAATTTTCATAAGACATCCTTACAATAAAATCTTCTTTTTCTTTTTCAGTCATAAATGGATTTAAAGAAAGTGCTGAACCAACAAAGTTGTTTACTATATCCTCAGCACTCATCCTAGCAACAGCAGGAATATTTCTATAGTCACCTTCTAAACTAGGCACGAATGCTTTTACTTCATGTGCAAGCCCTGCAAGATTTGAACCTACAAAACCTAATGCTTTTGCTGGAATTGTTGTAGGACCCATTGGATACGGTGCTAACTTATTAGCAATAGCATCAGCAGTATACATACCAGCAACAGTATGTCTAATATTATCTACCGGGCCTTCACCTTCAGGTGCAACTTTTTGTGAAAGATCAGCGGCTCTACTTTTTGGATCACCTAACATCTCATTAATTCTACCTTCAGTAGTTAAAGGTTTTTTATTTTGAGCTAGATCAATCTTTGCTTGGCGTATTTGTGCAGGTGTAAAAAAGTCAGGACGAATAAAAGGTTGGGGTACTTGAGCACCAACTTGAGCCATAGGTACTTCAAACACCTGATTACCAGGAAATTGATATTCACCACCCGGATACATTACCTGAGCATAACCAATGTTATCTACTCCATATACCGGAAAGTCTACATCCTTCATGGTAATTCTACCAGAAGGAATGACATTATACGGCTTCTTTACATCCGGAGAATATCTCTTATATCCAAGTTTTGACTTCTTCATCGTGGAGAGTATTGTACTTTAACAGTAGCCAGGTTCAAAAGAATATGATTGTTACCACTAAAGTTCTTTCTAAACATAATGTGGTTATGATAGTGTCTGAACTTCTTACGCTGATGTGGATCTTTAGTATAGTCTAGGTTTACAGTATTAAGATTTCTGATATAACCATTGGGTTCAGTATTCCAAATAGTTCTACGTACAGTACTAAACTCACCACGGTCACGGGTAATATCCCAGAACTGATTGAATCTATACTTATTCTCTTCCTTACTGTAAAGAATATCAATATCAGAAACGTTTACTCTAGGATAAGTAAGAATTGCAGCAGAGTTATTCTTAGGAGTAAGATTCAATTTTAGCATACCAGAAACTTGCTCAGAGTTGTGCACAACAGCTCTATCAAAGTTGAAGTCTAGCACATGGTGTGCATCAGAACAATTCTCTCTGTATTGATAAGCTTCTACCTGGTATTCTACACTACGAAGTGTGGTTACCGTTACTCCTGTATTAGATAGAATCTCTACCTCAAACGGGTAATCCGTTCCGTAGTAGTTACAGAAACTTTGACAAGTATCATTATGCAACCACAGTTTGTCATCCTTAATTGAGAAGAAGTGTGACTGTGAAGGAATCATGAGATTCGGATGCCAGTCATGTAGAGATACCCAAGAGTTGGTCTTCAAGTCATAACTCAAAGTCCAAGAAGCTTCAGCAAAATAATTTGGATCCTGTAGAGTAATTGTTACAAGGCGGTTATTAGCAAGAGCAAACTGATTATCTCTAACATGCACAAGTTGTCCTTTAAACTCTGGACGAAGCATATAGTCCTTCTTACTGAAGTATACAAGCTCTTCAGTGCTATCATAGATTACCGATGTTCCAACACCGTTTACAGAATTATCAGTAAGCGGAAAATCTGGAAAGTCTTCAAGAATCATAAAGGGCATGTAACGTGACAACCACCACTTCATACCGGTTCTTGAAATTTCTTTTAATCCTTCAGAATATTGGAAAACCTTACCCTGCTTAGATGACATCCAGAATACACCATAAGGTGTAGATGTTGACCCAAACGTGCTCTGACATGTACCATATTCATATCCTGAATCAGCAGCAAGCAAAGCCTGTGGTGCTCTCTCAAATACTTCAGCATCACCCACAGAGATCTTAGTACCAAGATCCAACTGAAGAGTATCCTGAGCTAAGAATCTCAAAGGAGGATGGTTCTCCTGCAGAATTAAAAACGTTCCATCAACGTTAATCTTAATATTAGCAACACGGCTATTAAAATCATAAACGTTATTAGTTAAGAAAACCTTCCAAGGATCTTTAATCTGCGTACTACTTGTAGAGGGTAAAGAGTAAATAGCTCTTGTAGGGTAGTAGATCTCACAATCTTCTGCAGTTACCGGATTATAGTAACGAGCTTGAAGAATAGAGTGAGTATACTTTTGAGTTGGAAAGTTAGAGATATTAAGAGTAAGATCATACTTGTAGTAGTTACCAGTAGTAATAATCTTAATATCAAATAAATCTTCTAGTCTTGTGTATTCTTTATAATCATAGTGACGAGTTTCAGGTCTATCATCATGATCTCTATGTGCAGTATTAAACTCAGACTCTACAAAAAAGTCTTTAACACCAGAGCTAAACAAATAGATGTAACCATATCTAATTCCAAAACCTATACTATTAACTAGACTTCTATTCATGTCTAGGTTATGAAGATTGGAAGGAAGAGTTGCTGCATCAGGAATAGTTTCTCTATTCTGTTGTGCAATGCTACTATTAAACAATCCTGAAACCCAGTTAGATATATTGTCACCAATTCCAGTGAAGAACTCTTCAAGCTCCCATCTTTCTGTATTCATCCAGTATGTTGGGAATGGAACGTTAATATATTTTGTATAGTCAAATACAGTTCCATCCGGCTGATCGGTCATCCAGTTATTAAAGAAGAACATTGTATTCTTCTCCGTATAACGGTTGATGTAGATATCACCACCAAATACTAATGGAGAAGTAAACTTCTGTCCATTTTGTACAAATCCAGGAATTACAAATCTGCAACCAGTTGGAAGAATAATAGTACTATCAATCGACTGACCTACAGTATAACGAGAATCATCTACAATAGTAGGATGCTGTAGATCACTACCAGTTTTAAATACTACAGTTCTACTTCTATAGAGATTATTTATAGAAATTCTGTTTTCAAACTGTTGAAGTTGAGGATACACATAGGCAGATTCTGAAATCAATCTACGAGTATTACCTACCGGTGCTTTCTTAAACTGATTATAAAATCCATAAGCAACATGTTGTAAGGCATGCTGTCTGTACTGAAGAAAATCATAAAACTTATCAAGGTAGTCATTTGTACCCTCGGTCAGTCCCCTAATAATGGCAGGAATAGCTGCTGCAGCTCTTAGCGGTTGGGGTAAATCATTAAGATCAGAACTTTCAATATTTTGTGTCAGGTATAAAAAAACACCACTATTTTGTACAAGTCCAAAAGGATCACCTAAAGTTGTAAGAGTTGTA